CATGTTCTTGACGGCGGTCTTCTCCAGTACGGCGACGGACTGCCGAATCGCCTGCTCCAGGCCGGCCCGCTGGGCCGCCGGGAGCTTTCCCAGGCTCTCGCCGAAGGCTGCGGCGTCCTGCTCGGTAGGTTCCCACCCTTTCCCGCCGAGCTTCATGCCCATTCTCTCCAGCCATGTCCACAGGGTGCCGGTGACGTTCTTGAATTCGTCCGTTTCATTCTTCGCGGGGACGCCACCGCGAATGTAGCCGAAGAAGTTCATCATGGCTTCCATCTGTGCGGCGCCGGCCAGGTGGCCCTTCGTGGTGATATTCTCCAGAGCTAGTTCGAGCCGGTCGAAGCCGACGCCCTCCAGCTTGTTCCAGTTCATCTCTCGGTCGAACAGCGCGATCGTGCTGTTGGTCTCCCGTTCGATGTACCGCTGCTCCTTGATGGGCAGCCTGGAGAACGCAGACCCGGGGCCCGACGACTTCGCAGCAAATCCACCGCCGCCGCGCTTGCGACGCATGGCCGCAATTTCCTTTGCGTTGGCCAGCTTCTTGTCGGTCTCGCTGGACTGGAAGGCCTGTCGGTCTTCGCGGTCGGAGGCTTGGAAGTCCTGGCGCCCGGTGCGCTCGCTGGCCTGCTGGAAGAAGCCCTTCTCCTGGCGGGCATCCGCCCCGGTCAGCCCAGCGCGGGCGGCGGCGAGCTCGCGGGCAATCATCATCTGGTCCATCGAGCCGGGCGGTGCGGTGTCGAACCTGCGCTCGAGCTGGGCGACGCGGTTCTCGGCCTCATACTTCCTCGCCTCCTGGCGCTGGCCCTCGTCGATAACGAACGGCTCCTCGCCCTCGGCCTCGTACACCCACCGCGGCCCGGGTGGCTTCCGCATGTCGTACCGCTCGCCCTGGACCCTGGTGGGCGGAACGGACGTCACCTCTGGCCCGCCCTGCATCAGGCGGCCCCGGCGTTCTTCGACATCGCCTCTCGGGGGGAGCGGTTCGGCGAAGGGGTTGCCCTTGCGCCCGTCGGCCCCTACGTCCGCGTCGGAGTAGCGCTGCCCCTCCTGTACCCCGGGCGGGAAAGCATCCTCCGGCATGGAGACGCGGCGATCTTCGAGCGGGCCAGGAAGGGCCTGAACGGTGCCATCGTCCACCTCGTCGACGAACATGGTTCCCGGCTTCGCGAGCAGTTCGCTCCGCTTTGCCTCGATATCCTCGCGCGGAGGGAGTGGCTCGGCGAACGGGTTACCCTTGCGGCCACCTTCACCGACATCGTTACGGTCGAACATCTGTCCTTCGCCGGCCCCGGGCGGAAACGCATCTTCGGGCAGGTTGGCCGTGTCGTCGCCGATGAGAGCCTGGACGAGCCCGTCGTTGTTCTCGTCGTAGAAGACCGTATCGCCCTCGGGTGCAGGCCTGTAGGAAGCGCCCTGGACGCTCGTCGGAGGCACCGAGAGAACCTCGGAGCGCGGGCCAGCGTCGACCCGGCCGGCTGCCTTCTTGGCCTCATACTCGCGTTGCATCGTCTCGAAGTCGGCGCTCGCGTTTCTCCCGTAGAAGTCGGCCCACTCCTTGTTGTGCGCGGTGGGCATGGCGCCGGACTCTCCGCGCTCGAGCGCCTGGTTCGCTGTGTCCAGGTCTTGCTGCTGACGCGGGTACATCTGCCGACTGCGCTCTTCCAGGTCGTCGCGGGCCGGGTTCCTGGCATCGTACAGATCGCCGCGGGTCTGTTGCGGCGGAACGGCCATGACCTGGGCTTCGGACTGCGGCCCCTCTTCGAGGCCCATGGGTTCGCCGTCCTGGGGTAGGCTGGCGGAGCTCATCAGGTCGGTCAGCTCGTCAGGCTCGGCCGGCGGAGTCGGCGGCGCGGTTCCTGGCATGCGGCCGAAGCCCTGGAGGGCCGAGTCGATGTCCTGCGGTGGCGCCGCGGGGGCGGATTGGGCGCCCCGGTCGAAGCGCGGGTTGAACATCCGGGCCCGGCCGCCGCGGTGTAGCACGATGGGACCAGCCCCTGGAGCCTGGCGCGCGGCCCGGATCTCGGCCGCGTCCATGCGGGTCTGCTCGTTCGCGGCTAGCTGTTCGTTGCGCTTCTCTTGGGCTGCCACGCGCCCCCGGTAGTACTGGTCCTTCTCGCGGTTCACCCGCTCCTGCTCCTCCATCTTGGCGATGGCAATCCGGCGCTGGGTGAAGCCGTCGATCATGGTCCCGAGATCCGCGATCTGCGGGGCGAGGCTTTGCGGCATCGCCACCTGGCCGAACTGTGGAGTCTGGAACCTGGTTGCCATGGCTTACCCCTTGTTCTTGTCGAGCAGCTTGGTCATGACGTAGCTGTTGAGCGCCGCCTGGTTCATGACCTTCATGCCGGCAAGCGCCTCCTCGGCCTGGATCATCGCCTGGCTCAGTGACAGGTTGCCCTGCTGAAACTGCACCTGGATGGCAGCCATGTCGGTGGCGAACTTCTGCGATTCCGCCTGCGAGTAGAAGACCCCCGACAGGTTGGCCATGTCGTCGGCGATACCCTGCTGTGTCGCCAGGCCGCCGCCGAGCCGTTTCTCCTTCGCGGCCTGCGCGCCCTGGGCCGCCACGCCGTAGGACGTGGCCTTGGCAAGCTCGCCCGTGTCCACTTCGCCGGCCATGTTGAAGCGGTCGATGCCGGCCTTGTCGGCCATCCCGGCCAGGCCCATGCCCGTGGTGGCCTTGGCGTTGATGCTGCTGTCGGCCGCGCCAGCGAGGCCCATGCCCGTTTGCGCCCACTGGCCCTTGGCCAGGAGAGCTCTGTCGGCAAAGTCGCGGTCGATATTGGCGGTCGCGCGCGCCGCCGCGCTGGAGCCGCCCCAGCCCCGGGACGCGGCCTTGCGGTCGAGCGTCATCTGGGCCTTCTGCGCCTCACGGCCATAGTAGTCGTCGAGGTAGGTCGGGTCGGAGAATAGCGACTCCCAGTTGCCGTAGAGTTCGCTCTGCTCGGTCCCAGGGTTCGCGTAGACGCCCTCGTATTTGTTCCAGGTCTGCTCCTGCTCGGTTGGCTGATCCTTCATCTGGTCCCACTTGGTGCGCTGTTCGGTGGGCGCCTTGTAGAAGCTGTCGCTCAGGTCCTCGAAGACCGTCTCGCCGTAGCCGGGCTGAGCTAGCTCGCCGGTGGTCTGCACAGTGGGAGCCGCAGCGGGCGCCGTCGAGGTGGCCGGCTGTCCGGAGGCCGCCGCCTGCTGTCCAGCATTCCAGGCCACGTACTTGTCCCTCGCCGCCTTTGCCTCCTCCGCGGTGTCGAACACCTGGCCGCCGCCCATCTCGGTCAGGGCGAAGAACTTCACCGCCTGGCCCTGCGCGTTATGAGCGATGGGCATGACGCCGACGTACCCGGAGCCGAGACCATAGTCCATGTCCGGCTGGTACGACAGGGTGTGTCTGGTGTCCATCGTGCCAGCGTCGGTCTGGTACGGGTTGGCGTAGTCGTTGTAGAGCGTGTCGCCCGGGTTGTACTTCTGCCCGCCCACCTCCTGCTCAGTGAGAAACAGCTTCATGGGCTGGCCGCCCCACTCTTCTCCGCCCCACTGCGGGTTAAGCGTGTAGTCGATGGACCCGTTGTAGTAGCGCAGGCTGTTCGGATCTCCGGTCGTCTTCCAGTCCCACGGCGTCAGCGCCTGGGCGCCACCGCTCTGCGATGCCTGATACTCCTTGGCCGCTTCGATTGGGCCGCCCCACCCACCCTTCGCGGTCGCCATGCTACTTCACCCCCATCTTCGAGCGCATGGTCTGGTCGCCTGCCTTGCCGTAGAGGCTGTCCCAGGTGTCCATGACCGGTCCGTAGTAGCCGAGCGTCTTGTTGAGCTGCTGGAGGTAGTTGTCGTAGTTGCGCTGCGACATCGCCCGCAGGTTGTTGGCGATGGTGGTCAGGTTCTTGCCCTGGGCCGCGGTACCCTCGTCGCGCTTCGAGTTGGCGTAGGCGCCGCCGAGGCCACCGATAACCCCTCCGGCCAGCGCTCCCCAAGGCCCGCCCACCGAGAGGCCCGTCATTGCTCCGGAGCCGGAGCCTGCAAGTGCGGAACCGCTGTAGAGGTCGGCGAAGTCCATTTTCATACCCCCAGAATCTCGAAGGTTTCCTCGGCCGAGACTAGCTCGAGCTGGTCTCTTCCTGTGTATTCTACACTCCACTGGCGCGTTCGGTACACACCAACGCTGCGGCTGATGATCTGGATCTGCAATTCCGTGGACAGCTCGACGTCCTTCAGGATGCGCCAGGCCCCCTGGTTGTCCCGGTACTTGATGCGCACGTGCCCACTCGGGCTGACCCCGTAGGTCGGGGCGGGTAGGGCAGTGAAGGTGCGCTTCAGGTTGAACGCCACGGCCCGGCAGGCCTTCTGCGCCGCGGTCCCGTGGTCCTCGAAGCCGGATGTCAGCTTGACCGCGATGGATACCGTCAAATCGGCGTTCACGCTGTCGTCGAGCTTGGCGATGCTGCCGTCGGACAGGCCGACCAGCAGGACACCCTCCTCGGCCCAGTCGTAGGCGGAAGTGATGGTCAGCGGCCCAGCGCCTACCTCGCCGGCTCGCCACTCGCACCAGTTGCCGCTGGCGGTGTCGTAGATGAGCCCGTACCCGTCCGTGGGGAACATCCACACCAGGCAATCGAACCGCCCAAGGCGCATGCGGAAACCCCAGGCATCTTCAATGCTCTGCATGTCGCGCAGCACCTGATAGATGGGCTTGCCGATGTCCTGGTAGGTCCTGGCGTCCGTCAGGATGGCACGCTTCCGGTGGTCGATGAGCCCGAAGTGGTCATCGTTCGCGACGATGGAGCAGGGCGAGCGCGTTCCGATGTTCTGGGTACGCGCGAGAGCGAAGTCGAGAATATTGTTGGGGTCGTTCTCGTCGATTTGAAGAGCCGAGGGGGCGTACGCCTGGATGGTCTCGGTTCCGAAGACGAACAGCTCGTTGGTGTTGTCGGCGATCCACATCGTCGGGTCCGGCTTGCCGCTGGCCTGCATGGAGCCCGCGCCACCGCCGGCCGTCAGATCCCAGTTCTCCCAGGCGTAGTTGGGGCCCGACCACCACACGTCCTCACTTTGGTACCCGGAGTACTGTGCCACCAGGCGCTCCGCCAGGGCGCACACCGACACCGCGGGGGGCGGGTCGCCCGATGGCGGATCTACTCCGTTGCCCGCGTTGGTCAGCCTGGCGGAAAGCCCGCTCCCAGTCCACTTCTGCATCGCCCCGCCGCCGGCGAGTGCAATCATGTCGGGCTTCGCAACCATGGACGGTCGGCCCCCGCCGTCCAGCTCGGTTCCCCAGTTGCCCGAAGTCAACTCGGTCTTGAGCCCGGCGCTGTTGATGGAGTGGATGTGGCGGTCGGCGGTAACGTAGATGAGCCGCTGCCCGAAGGCGGCCATACCGATGACGGGACTACCCGAAGCGTAGCTGGGATTGAACGGCGCCCACGCCGAAATGCCCGGCCGGCGACGCATGACGCCCGCGCTGTCGGGAAGAGCGTTCTGCACCAGCGGCATGACGCCGCCGAGTTCGGACGCGCTCTTGTCTTCCGAGGTGGCGAAGCGAAGCTTGGCTGTGCCGACTTGTCCCATCAGAGCGTCCAGAGCGCGGCGCCGACCGCGCACCACGGCGTCGCTTGGATCAGGTATCCGGAAGTGGTCATCTCGTAGTCGGCAGAGAACGTCTCGGGGAACGTGAGCCCCTCCGTCAGGACAAGCTCGTCCAGCGTTGGGTATTCAGCGGAAACGAGAACGTCACCGTCTGCCCACGAAAATGTCGGATCCGCCGTCGCCCCCGTGACGAACTGCACATAGAGCCTGAACCGCGTACCGGCTGCGATAGTTGGCGCGGGCGAGGGCCATGTAACCGTGATGCTGGTGATGGCGGTTCCGCTCACGGAAAAGACGTTGGTCTGGACGTCGGTGTCAAACTCGAAGGATGGCGTCGTTCCGCCCAGCGACTGGATGGTGTACGTCGCGGTGGTCAGCCGGGTTCCGATGTCGGTCAGGGCCGCGTTGAGCGTCGAGGCGGAGCCGTTCCACGTGACATCCACCTGTTCCGCGTTGACGCTGGTACCGTTCACCGTCGTGCGAACGGTGGCGCCGGCGGCGGTCTTGATGATGATCTCAGCCTGAACCTTGCAGTACACCTCGGCCCGTCCGGCGGCATCCAGGACCACCGGCTGCACGAGCGGCGTCGTCTCGGCGTGGTCGGCGTAGACCGTGACGGCCACCGAAGTGCTGCCCTCCTGGTAGAAGTAGGCCAGGCCGGAGGCCACCGGGGCGCCGGTCACGTCGTGTGCGCCCGATCCGAAGAGCCACTCAATCAATCGTGCCATGCGTCACCAATTTCTCCCCGAGTGGCCTACCCGGAACCGGACGGCCACGCGCTGGATGTCCTGCCCCTTGGTGCGCTCTCGGATGCTCGCCGCCTTGGCGTCGAACTGCGCGCCCAGCTCGGGCTTGCTGTTGTCGTAGGCGATGCCGGCGGCGGTCGCCCACATCACATAGGGGCACCACACGCGCCGCAGCTCCAGAGTTACGGCGCCGGTATCGGTGGCCCGTAGGAGACGGATCTTCGTGTAGCGGAAGCTGATGAGCGAGCTGTTCGGCACCGGCCAGAACACGGCCTTGAGCGTGTTTCCCGCCTTGTCGATGAAGCAGCGGCTCGGGCGCCCGGTCATGGTCGACTTGGACGCGATCTTGAGGTACTCGTTGTCGGACATCGAGCGGACGATGGTCTCCGCGTCACTGCTGGACGCCGGGATAATGGTCCCCACCGTGTCGTCGCTGTCCACCCGGACATCGATGGTGTCGGTGTCCAACGTGTACTCGGCGATCCCCGAGACCAGCGCGAGTGTCGTGCGCACGGCTGAGGTCAGGACCACGCCGTCGGCCTGGAGCTCGTCCAGGACCAGGTTCATCAGGGTGGCGCCGCGGGCGAGCTGGTCGGCGTCCGGCGCGCTGCCCATGGGGATGAGCCCGCAGACCCCGTAGGCTGCCAGAAGGAGTTGGTCGCGCTGGAAGTCCGGGGTCGGGTTGGCGGATACGGTCATGGGCCTTCCCTTCGCTTGCCCTCGACCGGCTTGATCTGCCCGGCCTCGGCCTGTCCGATCTGGTCAAGCTCCAAGGGAGTGAGCCCGTTGCCCTCTTGCGGACAGCGGAGCTTCCCCTCGGCATCGAGATGCAGCTTCGAGCGGTGCCACATGGTCCCGCAGTAGTCGCACATGTCCGTGTGTTCGAACAGCCGACCGTGGTAGCGCTTCCCGATGGTTCTCATGTTGCACGCGAAAGTGGCGGGAGAGCGGGCCAAGGAGTGAGCCACCGGCCCACTCCCCCGCCGGATAGCTAGGTGCTGGCCGTGCCGACCTGGAGGCCGGTCTCGTTCACGGCGTTCACGCCGTAGTTGAGGTACAGCGACAGGTCGCCGGCCGCGTTCACGCCGATGTGGGCAACCCCGCCATCGGTGGTGACGCGAAGCCGGTTCTCCGCAACGATGCCCGTGTTGGCCAGAGCCGCCGTGAAGTTGATACACGACGTGCTGGAGGCCTTCCACGAGTAGATGAAGTTGCGGCGAATCGACACGTTGGTGCTGGCGGTCGTGAGCGAGCGGATTGCTCCCTGGGCCGTGCCCACCGTCACCTTGATGTCGTTGTCCTCGATCTTGCAGTAGTCGGCGCCCGTGAGCACGATGCAGTCCGTGATCTCGGCCGCGACCGCTGCCGTCTCGACCCTGTTCCCGCAGAACGAGCAGTTGTCGCCTGTGATGGTCAGGAACGTGGTGCAGATCTGGTCAGCGTCGATGCCAACCTCGAACTGGTTCCCGATGAGCGCACAGCCCGCCGCCGACATCGCGAACGGAGCGGCCACCGTGAGGGCGGTCGTGCCGGCCGGGCCGGCGCAGAGGAACCGGCACCCGCTGATGGTGACGTCCGCGCTGTCGAGCAGCAGCGTTGCCGCCGCCACCGTGAACGTGAACGTCGGGATGGCCGACCCCGACGGGATGCCAACGATGTGAACGCCGGCCACGAACGTCCAGGCGTCCGCGGAGGCGATGTTCTCGGTGTGCTTCGGGAGCACAACGATGGTGTCGCCACGGCTCGCCTTGCAGTCGGCGAGGGCGAGGGCGACCGACGGGTACAACGGCCGGTTGCTGGGAATCAGCCTGCTGTACTGGTCGTCGTAGTTGGAGACGGTCGTACCGTCGCCACGCACGAAGTAGACCTTGCCGGTCGGGGGCAGCGCGTAGATGCCGCCCAGGTCCAGGGTCTTCTCCAGCGTGTACGGAGCCGGGATACTCCACTCGGAAGGCGGAAGCGCTCTGGTGAACATGAGCTACCCCTTCCTCGGCTTCTGGGCTTCCGCCGGCTGCGCTGCGATTAGCGCCTCCAGCTTGGCTACGCGCTTCTCCAGCGTCTCGATGTCGACCTTCTGCTGCTTCTTGGCTTCCGCCTGTGCTCTAGTGAACATGGGTTCCTCCTAGATGTTCCCGAGGATGAAGCGCCGCCAGTTGGACCAGCCGAGCGCCATGCGGTAGCTGACGCCGTGGAAGGCCACCATGCCGTCGTTGTCGACCCAGGTGTTGCTCGTGATCTTGCGACGCTGCTTCGCCTTGACCCCATCGTCCGCGTTGGTCAGACCGCCCCAGAAGTCGGTGTTGACCGCGTCGAACCACTTGACCGGGATCTTCTTGAGCCCGTAGTCCTTGACGACGTTCAGGTCGTTGTACTCGGTGCCGGGCCGCTTGTCGCTGCCCGTGATGACGTTCCACATGTCCAGCTGGACGTCGGGGAACGTGATGGCTTCCAGCTCGAGCGAGTCGATGAGACCGTTCGGGCCGGGCATCAGGACTGCCATGTTGCGCATGAGCATCAGAGCCTGCGGGCTCGGGGTCATGCCGGTACCCGCGTTCAGGTAGTTGCTCGCGGCGGCGCCGCCGGGCAGCGCGTGGGAGGTGCTGGCCAGGACGACGTTGTCGTAGCCGCCGGTATCCGCCGTGCAACGCAGGAACAGGGTCGCCACGTCGATGTCCTGCGTCTTGTAGGCCGAGGCCATCAGGCGCTTGGACAGGCTCATGGTGTCCTTGTACTTGTTGTCCTCAAGCGCTTCCTCCGTGATGGGCACCTTCTTGGCCATCGTCCGGGGGATGTAGCGCTTGATGCCGCCGAGACGGACATCGTCGGTCGCCATCGCGGCGCCCTCTTCCTTCTCGACGAGCAGCGTGGTGCCGGCGACCTCCAGGTCATCCTCGTAGCCTTCGTCCATGGACTCCAGCTTGACGAGCTTGCCGCCGCCGATGCAGACCTGCGCCTTTTCCAGGCTCTCCGTGGTGATCCCGGAGATGGTCTTCTTCATGAGCTTCCAGAGTGGGTTACTTGTGATCATGGTCGGCTCCTTCCTACATCAGCTCGTCGACTTCCGACGCATTGACCTCGAACCAGCCCTTCCAGCGAGCGACCGCCGGATTGTTCGCTGCCCCATTCTGGCAGTAGCGCGGAACCTCGCGCAGGATGAATTGCCCCTGGTCGGTGAGACCGGTGCTCGTGTCGATGAGCACGTTGGAGTAGCCCCCGGCGCTCGTGCTGCCGGCGGACCAGATGATGTCGAAGCCGAGACCGACGAGCAGCTGGGCCGCGGCCCAGTCCGTGGTCGCTTCGTCCATGTCGAACTCGACGATCTGCCCGAGCAGGGGGATGCCGAGCACGATGCTGGCACTGGGGTTGTTCGGCGCCGCGTCGCCCGTGAAGGTCAGCGACGAGGACGATGGCAGATAGTTACCCTTGCGCATGATGCTGTCGCCGGGGTCCAGATACTGCTTCGCCGACACCATGAGGTGCGACGGGCTGCCCGCCGTCGCCTCGGAGCCGGGGCAATACTTGACCGTTCCGTCGTTCACGCGGGCAAGGACGTCGCCCGGGAACAGCTTCGTCGCGTATCCGCTCGCCACGACCAGCCCCTCGATGGGCGGGCCGCCGAGGCCGGATTGGACGCGAGACTTGATCCATCTTCCGCCGGCTCGCTTCGGCTGGATGAGTACGTTGGAATTGGCCATGGTGACTCCTTACTCGGCGCCCTTCCAGTCCTGAAGACCGGGGAGCCCGTCGATGCCGCCCTTGCCGCGGCTCCTGGCTTGGCGCGCGCTTGCCAATCCCAGCCTGTCCGCCTGGAAAGCCTCGTACTCGGCCAGGTCGAACCAGATCAGGACCTGACCTTGGAAGGTCACGGATCCATCGGCTTCGACCTTGCCGCCGTTCACCCGCTCCTTGTCGCCGTCCTTGGACCCGTTCACCTTCGACCAGCCCTGGTCGAGCTTCATCGGCAAGCCGTGAATCTCGTCGGCCGGGTTGGCGAGCTTGTAGACGCGATCGGGACGCTGGTTGCGGACTTGGCCCACCTCGACCGTCATCAGACGGCGCTTCGGCGGGTCGGCTCTCTTGGCAGTTGCTTCTGGCATGGCGCGCTCACTCCTTCTCGCGGGTGAGCGCCCTGCCGCCGCCAGTCGTCACGAGCGCCGCTGGGAGGTTGGGCCGTCCTGCCTCTGGCTTCGTTCCCGCTCCGCCGGCAGGTGCGGGGGAAAAAGCCCTTCAATTCACTGTACGCTGGGCCGCCAAAATGTCAAGCGGCCCAGCGCTTCGGTCACATGGCTGGGTTGTCGCGGAAGTAGTTCGGGTCGTCCTTGAGCATCATCCTGGCCCACTCCGCCGCTGCCTTCTCGGAAGGCACCCCGGAAGCGTCGGCCCATTCCCGGGCCATGTGCATCTCGACCTTGCCCAAGGGGCGCGAGAACGGGCCGCCGCCGGCGCCGTTGCCGCCAGGGGCCGCGGCCGCGAACCGGCCGCGCTGGGCGTCCGTGGGCGCGGGGGCGCGAACGTTGCGCAGGCCAAGCTCGACCCCGGCGCGCAGAATGGCGTCCCGGTGGACGGAAGCCGGGTTGACGACCCGCCGCTCGCGCCGTGCCTTGACCAGCTCGGCCTGGGCGTAGCTCTGGGCCAGCGAGCGCGCGTCGGGGTCGGACAGCACGTCCGAGAACTCCTGCCGGATCATCGTCATTTCGATGGGCTCGGCCTGGCCGGAGCCACGGACCTTCTCCAGCTCGGGACTCATGGTCTTGGAGGCTACGATCTTCTGCTTCTTGAACTCGGCCCTGCGCCACTCGCCCATGATGCGGGTCTGCTCTTCCTGACTCCGGGCGGACTGCATGAGCTGGCTCAGCTCGACCTGGCGGTCGGTCAGTTTCTGCCACTCGGGATCCACCTCGTCCGGGTCTTCCTGGCGCTGCTGCTGCGTGGAAGCCTGTCCCCCGCTTCCGACGCGGGCCGAGAGAGTCTCCACGGTGCGCTGAAGGGCCGCGATGGTCTCGTTCGTCTGCCGGCGCTCGGCCTCGCGCTCGCGGCGGCGCTCCTCGTCGCGTTCGCGGCGCCGCTCGGCGCGGGTCTTCCCCGATCCCTCGACGACGGTCTTGCCGCCCTCTTCGCGGGTCTGGACGTCCGGCGCTTCATCATCGCCGCCCTCGTCTCCGTCGTCGGCGTCCCGCGCGGTCGCGCTCGAGACCTTGGGTTCCTTCGGCTCTGCTACTTGGTCCTCTCGGTTCTTTGTCATGGCTCACTCCTTCAGATTTCGTCGGGCGAATGGGTAGGCTCGGTCCTGGGATAGTCCATGCTGGACGCCACGTCCTGCATGATGAACTGGTTGCTCCGCTGGTTGAACACGACTTGCATCTCGGGCTTGCCGGTGATGTTTCCCTTCTCGTCGTTCGGGGGCGTCAACCTGCCGAGCACGTCCTCGCTCAGGATGATGTCGCCCACGTTCATGAACGAGAACTCGTCGTCTTGCCCGCTCCGCTGCTTGACCACGAACCGGAACGGCACATGTGGCGCGAACCAGATGAGCTCGCCGAGCTCCATGCCCTGGGCCCGCATGATGTCCATGGCGCGCAGACCGGCGCTGACGATGATGCCGCGGGGGCACCTGGAGACGTCGACCCCGACCCTGGTCTCCGGCTTCACGAGCTTCTTGCCGTCGCCGATGTCGATCTCGTCGCTCGCCGTGCTGGCCTCCGGGATCTTGAAGATGAGCACGCGCTCGTAGAGGGCCTGGCCGGGCCACGCCGGTATCTTGAACTCGTGGACCCGCCTCGTCAGTCGCTCAAGACCGCGCATACTTCTCCCCCTCGGCGATGAGCGCCTTCACGTTGTCGATGGCCATCAGGGAGGCGCCGCGGGCGAGGGCCAGCTTGTCGAGCAGGACGCTGTCGATGCCACCGGTGGCGGCGCTGATGGCCGTGTTCTCCAGCTGACGGACGTGCTCCTCTCGGCGCTTCGCGAGGATGTCGCGGAAGCGGATGAAGAACTCGCTCGCAAGGACGAGTTGCACGTCGCCCTTGTCGAGCCCATCGAATGGATTCGGCGCTTGTTCGATTTTCATGGCTCACTCCTTCTGGTCAGTGTACCGCGGCCGGCGCCGCTTGTGGGGGAACTCCTGCTGGGACGTGCGTCCGCGGAGGCGCTGCCCCGGGGGTGCCCGTCGGCTGCCCCGTGGGGATGGTCGGGTGCGGGGCTGGGCCGCCGGGTCCTGCTGGCGGGCCGCCCGGTGCTCCACCGGCCGCCGCGGCCATGGCCTGGGCCTGCTGCTGGGCCATCATCCGCTGCGCAATCTCGGCCTCGCCCGGGATCATCGCGGCAATCTCATGAGCCCCGCGCACCACCAGGCAGTCGCGCATGATGGCAGCGTACACGGGGCCGAGCTGCGGACCGAGGATGATCTGGGAGAGCTGCGGCGGAATCCCCTTGGTCATCATGCCCAGGATGTCGTCCTTCTCGGCCACCTTGGCGGCACGGCTGGTGAAAGTCAGGTCGGCGGTGAAGGTGATGTCCAGGTCGTCCTTGTACATGTCCCGCCCGACCGTGATGGCCTCCGGCTTGTTGGTCACCGGGTGCGGAACCGTGAGGTTCTGCGCGTCCGGGAGGAACTGGTACTGGAGCAAGGCCTCGTTCTTGGCAATCTGGGTCATCGCCAGCATGAAGTTGCCCGCCAGCACCGTCAGTTGCTTGACGGCCTGCTCGACGCGGGTGGCCTGGCCTCGGAAGGTCTCGTCGCCCTCCCGCTCCCCGGAGAGCACGTCGGGGGCGCTCGACACGGCGTCCGCGGCGTCCGACTGCATCGCCACGCCGGTCATGAGCGACGGGTTTGGGCTCGGGATGGGCAGCTGGAAGATCCCCTTCCCGGTGCTCTCGATGGGTACGCCGTCCACGACGTTCAGCTTCCCTGGTTCCAGGCTGGTGGTGCCCGGGGGGAGCTTGCACTGGCTGTTGATGAAGGTGATCCCGCCGTTGGCCATCGTGCCCTGGTCAATGATCTGGTTGAGCAGGATGTTCGCCGCCATGTTGTGCGGCTCGATGAGCTGGCCCACGCCGAGCCCATAGGAGCCGTCGGGGTTCTCGATGCATACCGCGTGCGAGAACGGCTCAATGACCTTCTGGCGGCACGGCCGCGGCTCGGCGCCGTCCTCCTGCATCCATTGGGGCTTGATGGGGGGCGCAGGGCGCTGCTGCTGGACCTGCTGGGCAATCATCTGTGCTTCCATCGGATCCACGTCGGGCTGCTGGATGCGCAGCAGGACCTGCTGCTCGCGCTCGAGCGCCGAGGTAAACCCCTGCATGGCCTGGTGATACTGCTCGTGCTCCATCATCTCACGGTCGAAGCGCAGTCGGTCGTCCGGGTCGTCGTAGAGCCGCGAGTACATGCCAAGGATGAGCTTCTTGTTCTTGGCCAGGAGCACCCGCATGGGCACTTCCTCGTCCTGACCGGGCAAGAGCACCCATCCGTGGTACTCCAGGCACGTGTAGGGGGCGTCTCGGGTCACCGTCGTGCGGTCCACACCCTCATGGCGGTTGGCCTCGTCGAGGACGGGGTGGTCGATGTCGTCTTCATAGGTGCCCTTGTCGGCGAGCACCTTCTCAAGCTGCTCCTTCGCGATGAAGCCGCTCTTGGCCAGCTTCTTGAGGTCGCGCTTCCGGTAGTGGCGAATAACCACCTTCCAGGGCACGTCGCTCATGTCCGGCTCGACCGTCTTGGTCACGTACGGGTACACGAACTCCTCGGGGCTCAGGTGCTCGTGGACGTTCACCTCGCGCGTGGTGTCGCGCCAGGAGTAGAACACGCAGTCCCCATCGCGGAAGAACTCATGGAGGCCGCGCTGGATGTGCCGCGGGAACGCCGGGCACTTGCGGCGGAGCTGGCTGTTCATGTGCTTGGTGACGATTTCGGCCCGCTCCTCGGTCAGTCGGCTGTTTGCCTGGGCCGTGAGGATGGGGCGCCCCGAGCCGAAGATTTCCGCGAACGTGCGCGAGGTGAGGCGCAGGCAGCGCGACATCAGCAGCGGTACGTGCATGTTGGCGCAGTTCTTCCAGGGCTCGCTCTTCTCTTCGAGAGCCCCGAGCCAGAGCTTCATGCGAATGCGCCGCGGCTCCATCCACCCCTCGCGGGTCTCCATGCCTTCGCGGAAGTCCTCCAGGATGCCATCGGGGAGCGTCTCTTCGAGAAACTTCTTGAGCTTCTCGCCGCCCGGGGCCGCGGCCTGCGTGAGCAGGAACGGGAGCACGTTGACCACGTTGTCGGGGAGCTGGAGGCCAGGCTGGGCCGGGTTCTCGGTGGCGGCCGGCGTGGGCTGCTCGCCTTCGAGCTCGGGCTCCGGCGTCTTGGGCTCGTTTTCGAGGTCGTCGTCTTGGTCCTTCATGTGTCGACCCTTCCATTTTCAACGTCTTCTGCGTTCTGGAGAAGGCGATAGGCGACCATCCTTGCTTGCTCTGGGGTCAAGCTGAGGCGGTCGCCGCTTCTCTCTGGATATTGCAGAGAAACGCAATTTCCTTCCCTGTCAGCTTTCACCTCGATCTCCTCGCCTCCCCCCTTCGGCTTGTCGCGGCCGAAGCCCAGATCTGTCGATGTGAACAGGATGACTCCTTCCGGTCCGACTACGAGCGTCCCGTTTGCTCTCATGTTCCGTACCCCCATCGGCGCCCGCTTCGTACCAGGCGCGCTCGGTCAAGGTCGTTCAAGTCGCATTCGTCGGTGTGCTTCTTCGGCTGCTTGCCGGCGGCCCTGGTCCTGTACATGCAGGCGTACATGAGGTTATCGTACCAGTGGTCTTCGCCGCCGTCCTCGGGAACTTCTGGGTCGTTCTTGCTGGTGGGGAGCAGCGGAATGGTCCGGCGCAGCTCCGTGCAGGTCTCGAACACCTGAAGGCCCGGCTTGGCGTCGCCGGACTTCGGGATGTCCCGCATCCGTCTGACGACCTCGGCCGTGCCGGCGAAGCGGTTCTTGGTGCACGGGACCCAGTGCACACCCTCGGCGGCCATCTTGTCCACAATACGCCATCCGCCGTCGATGTTGCCCCAGATCTGGTTGTCGGCCGGGCCCGTGATCTTGGAGCAGTTCCGCTTCTCGTCCCACAGGCCCATCTCCTTCTCGATGTTGCGAATGGAGATGGCCACGAGCTGGGAGTCCTTCCGCTTGCTCGGGTGGATCTTGTAGTTGAAGGTAACCTCCTTGAAGAAAACCAGGTCTCCGTCCTCGTTCACAGCCACCCAGTGCACCGGGCATGGGCTCTTGTAGCCCCAGTCCATCACGCGGAACTTCGGCCAGTGGTCCGGGATTGGGAACGGCTTCACCACGTGGACGCTCGGCTCCCACTCGTGCTCGAAGAACGCCCCCTCGATGACGTCCCAGTTGCAGAAAAGGCGCGCCTGCATGACCGCCTTCGAGTTGAGCCCGCGGAGGCGGTCTTCGTAGTCCCGAGAGAACCCTTTGTCCGGGTTGTCGGACAGATAGGCCGGGATGTAGATACGCGTCGTCTCGCCCACGGTTCCGTCGCTGCGAGTGTGTTGGGCCCGTAGTAGCCTGCGGCCGTCCCGGTGCGGATCCACGAACAGCCGCTTGACCCATGCCCCGTGCGCGGGCGCGTCCGGGTTGGTCGCCAGCCCGAAGCGCAACTTCCTCGCGAGGACGGGGTCTCCGGTACGTAGGCGCCCGTACAGGCCGTCGAACTGCGACAGGTGCAGGTTGACCGCCTCGTCCATGTAGATGGCGGTGTACTCGTTCGTGTCGTACTTGCGCCAGGAATCCTCGTGCTCGAGGTGGCCGAACTGGTAGCGGTACCCGCACGAGAACACGATAGTGTTGAGGCTGGCGACCCACCGCGAGCCCGGGTCCACCTTCGAGGCGATGTCCTTCACCTTGTCGATGGTCTGGTCGAGCTGGGTCATGTTCTCGCGGACATGCAGCGCCCAGCCGGCCGACTTGAAGTCCTCACCGCGGGCGCGAGCTTGCAGGTAGCGCGTGTGCTCGCCTGGCTCCCCCCAGTGGTCGTAAAGCTGCGTGATGATTGGGTCCCAGCGCAGCCACCAGGTTTTGCCGCATCCTGCTGTGCCGCCGTAGAGAATCTGGACCGCTCGACAGTCGTGCGCCTCCTGCTGTACGTCGGAAGGGGCGTATATGGCCTGCTCTGTCACTGCCGTGCTACCGTTGAGCCATGAAAACGACGATTCTCGCCCTGCTGGTTGCCGCGCTCGCGGCCTGCGACATGGAAGGCGCCGAGGGCGAGCGCACTTGGAACGACCGCTCGACGGTGCCCATCGTCGCCGGCCCGTCCAGCGCACAACCAAGCGCTGAGGCCGCGGACTGGACGAAGCTTGCGCCGATAACTCCGCCACCGCCCCCTCCAGCAACGTGCGCCGACGGTTACGAGCGCCTGGCCTACGAGCCGCCGACCGTGTTGTTCTGCCGTCCGCTGCCTGGCACCGCCGAGAACGAAGACCCGTGCCTTGGCCTGCGCGTCGTTGTACGCGGCGATGACGGTCTGGTCGCCTGCGAGTAGGCGAGTCACCCGAGCACCTCGCTGTCCATGTTGGCGAAATGGTGGACGGCGTACCATTTTGGATCCGGTTTGCGCCCAAGGCGGCGCCAGAATGGGCGCTGTAGGACGTCATCGCGACCGAGCAGCCTAACGTCGTCTCGGCTGTCTAGCGCCTCGCTGATGAGCTTGGAACCCATGGATAGGTGAGTTGCCGGATCCGCTTCTTTGAGCAGATCAAGACATCTGCCGATCCATGGATGATGTGGGGCCGCTGCCAAGAAAGCGTTGCAGGCGCGGAGCCGCGCCCCTCTCGCATAGAATGGCGACGCCACCGCCGTCGCGCCGGAAAGCAGCGGCTCGATGTTACGCAGGAACTCGGTATCCCAGTCAGCGTATACGCCGCCGTACTCCCACAGGATATGAAGGCGCGCCCAATTGGACTGCTGCCGAACGTGACAGCACGATGCTGGCGGATTCGTCGCAAGCCCGTCTGAGCGACGCTCGATCCACCCTGGGTGCAACTCCAGGAATGACGCCGACCACTGCTCATATGGCGCCGGCACCAAGCTTGTCTGGACCCAAACCCGATGGATGATTCGCGGGATCATGAGATCTTTTTCACTTCCATCCACGAATTTTCGAGGATGTAACTGGTATGGTAATCAGTCGGCTCGCAATCGGCCGCAACAGTGAGCGTGCCAGAAGCCGACACGTGCACGATTGCATCAATTTCGCCAACAGCGAGCCCGGATCCGCCATAAATGTTGTACGTCGCCGCCCCGGCGCTTCCAAGCGCAGAACGCAGTAGCCGCGAGTCTTGGCCGACGAACGCCGGATACGGCCACACGGCAGCGCTGATTGCGTCGGCGATGCGATGGCTGATCAGGCACGAACTGGCAGTGCACGTCCCGTCCAAATTTATGTCGCAGCCTTCGCCGCCTAGCTGAATGAACAGAAACGCTTTCACCAAGTACGAGAACCCGGCCTCGACATCGACTGATAGTCCGGGGACGTTAGCCCATGTGTCGGAGTCCCAATCTGCATCAGTGTAGGCGATTTGGTGGTTGACCGAGGATAGCGGGTGCTGGTCGGCGAGTTCGCGCCCGGTCAGATCTGGATGGTAGCTCGTGCCGCCGATGACCGAGTTCGCCCAGGTGACACCGACCTTCGTGTAGCGGTCGGCGCTATTGTACGTGAACGAGCAGCTGACCTCGGTCGTCGAGTCGGTGGTGAAGTCGTACTCCAACCGCAGCGTGTGGCCCGGGGTCCAGGTGTAGTCCGCATTGAGCGTCCCCTGGCAGGTCAGATCTCGCGCCGACTGGCTGTAGAGCGTGGACCAGTCGATGTGCTGGGTCGTGGCGCTCAGGATCTCGACCGGGGTGGCGCCGTCGTCGTCGAAGAGGCGGCACGTGATGACGTTGGCCGTGCCGTTGCCCTTGGAGCCGCTGAGGATGACGTCCTTCAGGAAGAAGTTGACCTTCCCGGCAGGGAGTACCGATGGGAGCGGCGCAACCGTATTGAAGTGGTCGAGCCCTTCGCCGGCGACCATGGTGGCGGTGCCGTTCGTGGCAGCCGCGGCGAGATCGAGCGTGGCCGAGCTTGCGCCCCTGGTGGTGATCTCGGCGGACGACAGCAGCTCGTAGGCGTCATTCCACGTCGGCGCCGAGGCCGAGAAGGTCCAGTTCTGCTCGGTGGTGTCGAGAACCACGCTGGCGCTTTGGAGTGTCGCGTACTGGCCTCCGAAGTTGGTCCCCGCCTCGATGTAGTAGGTCATGCCCTGGACAAAGTCAGCCGAGGCGTTGAGCGTGCCGACGCGCCGGAAGACGGCGTGGGTGTCGACGGGCGTGGCGCCCTCGAAGTGGCGGCCGACGTCCAGGATTACGTAGACGCCCCAGTCGACCTTGTCGGCAGCGAGCAGGTCGGCAGACGGGGGTAGGCACACGAGCGCGCCGGTGAGCACGGAGTAGCCGTCATCGTCGTAGACCTGCGGATCTTCTCCATCGAAGTGGGTCGCCGACAGCAGAGGCGTCACGTCGTCGCGGGTGAACGTGTCGCCGTCCTGGGTCCATCCCATAATGAACGCGCCGTAGGCGCCGCCACCGCCACCACCGTCGACGCCGAACACGCATCGGACGTTGCCCTTGTTGAGCGGGTCGGGAACCTTGGCCGGGTAGAGGTACGACGACTCGACCTCCGGGTCGGGCCTTGGGTGGACGTGGAGCCCGTGGGCTGGCAGGCCCGTGCCGGGGTCGGCGACACCATCGGGGAGCGGGTCGCCCTCGAAGTAGCCCGGGAACGGTGTGCCCCAGCCGGAAGCGGCCGCACTGAGGGTACGGGCGCCAGCGGTGCCGCCCTTGGTCCAGGTGACGGTAGCGGAGTTGACAAGGGCGCTCTCGAGCGCCTTGGGCTCGTCCGTGGCGTCGACCTGGACCTTGCCGAGGTAGTCGACGGCCCAGTTGAGCACAGCTCGGGTCTGGCGGAGCAGCTCCCAGAGCTCCTTCTTGAGCCACGCGCCAATGCTCTTCGGGTCATCGTCCGGCTGGCGGGACCCGAGGGGCTTTTCGACCTTGGCGCGTGGAAGGAAGGCCATCTACATCGTCTTGAGCACGCCGACGGTGGTCTTGGGGGTCGACTTCCGCACCCTCTTGCGCTTCTTCACGGCCGCTCCAGCTTCTTCGCGGCCTCGAGCACGAGCATTGCTTTCTGGTGGACATCGTGCCCCCATCCGTTCGTGTTCAGGACGGCTGCGGCCGTCTTCACGACGTTGGCGAGTTCATCGTAGGTCAGCTTCGGCGGCTCGGTGGCCTTTGCAACCTTCCCCCCGAAGGTAGCATCCCAGTTGTCGTAGGCTCCGAGGTCCAACGGGCGGCTCATGATGTGGTCAGCCATGCTCACTCCTTTCGCCCTGAATCCGGGCGGTTTTGGTCGATGGAATCAGGCATGTAGGCCGCGATGACCTGTCCCACGGCATACGAGCCAGCCGCGGCGACGCCCACGCAGCCGGCGCAGAGCAGGATGGCCAGGAAGGCAAGCCTCACTTCTTCGCCCTCCGTGGGGCCGGGCTCAAGAACCGTTCCACCAGCACGCGCATCCCTTCGACCGACTTCGCGAGCCCGCGCGTCTCTTCGCGGAGCTTCTGAATCTCCAGCAGCTCCTGCGATGGCGTCTGTGTCCACGTCCATGTCACCGGCTGCCCAGGGAATGGCTGGTCCGGCACGCCTGCCATGTACATGGTTACCTGTGGAAACGGGTTTTTGTCGTAGTGGATGCATTGCATGCACTGGCAGCCTATGGGATGCATCACTTCGTGTCCTCCGGGGTAACGTCGATAACCTCGTACTCGCGTTTCGGGGCCTGCACGACGGAAATCACGAGCCGCGCCAGCTCAGGCGGGGCATTGGAACGGTCGCCGGCAATCTTGTGGGCCAGCTCAACCCGCCCGTAGTGCCTTGCCAAGTAGGTCGGGACCTCCTTGTTTGGGAGGAGCGCGTGCTGCATGATGGTGAGCTGCTCTTCCGTGGCGCCCGGGGGCCCCTGGAGCTTGCCGTCTGACCCAACCTTGAGCTTGTAGGCCTGGTCGGCCACTGCCACGACGTCCACCGAATCCGCCACCATGCGAGAAAATCGAAGGCCTATCTCTCGGCCCACCGCAGGGTCGTTCGCCATGAGAGCCTTGTCATTCGGCATGTCAGCTACCTCACTCAATTCTGCCCCCGGCACGCTTCGCCGTCAACCAGCCCCAGTTTGCCTCCGCGGTGGCCCGCCGGCACCCCTCCTCGTGCTGCTGGAGGTAGCACCCGTAGGCTAGGCCGGTGTAGCGAACGTGTAACCTGGCGTACCCTTTCTTCGCGTACTCTACCTCTCGGAACTCGTCGAGAGCTCTAAGGAAGGCCTCGAGCACGGCCTCCTCACCTGGCTCGATTTCCTCTCCGACGTTCACGAGGATGTCAGGCATCGCCACCTCTCACCAGGTTAGCCTGCGGGGGCCCCAGGACCATCCCCAGGACCCCCGCTTGCGGCCGCTCGCGCCAGGCATCGGTCACCAGCGGCCACGCAGCAACCGTATCACCGCGGTGACGGGGTGTCTATTTTCCTCGGCGGCCTACACCATATCCGCGCCAGCCGCTCCTCGACCAGGTCCACGAACGTTACTGGCCACAACGAATCCTCCATCATCTGCCGCGTGTAGACGCTCTCGTCCTTCCGCCCGCAGCACTCCACCCAGAGGCGCAGACCGCCCTCTGGAGTGTCGGCCCACCCGCAGCACGACACCGTTCCAATGCACACGGGGCACGTGGGGAGCCGCGTGACCTGCTCGGATAGAGGGGCCGCCTTGGCCACGGACTCACCTGACGGAGCATTGGCGCGTGTCATTTGGCGCCCGCCGCTGCGAGGGCCGCGTCCTCGATGGCGAGCCTCGCCAAGTCCTGCGCGGCTGCCGATGCGAACGGGACCCAGAGCGGCGCCTTCGTGCGCATGCAGCCCGCGATGTCTTCCTCGCCGAACGAGACCACCTCCCTTTCCCCGTGATGGTCAGCCCTTATCATGAGCCGGTCACCGCTCTTCCATACCCACATGAGGTCAATCGAAACGCCGCACGCGGAGCACCTCGGCAGCCGCTCCGCCGTCCCGATGGCCAGGCTAAGCGTCGCCACCAATAGGTCTACCAACGACTCTGTATTGTCAGTGCGTGTCATTTAGCTGGCTCCTGGATTTTTGTGGGAGGAGAAGTAGGGGGCGAGTCGGGGGCGGGCCTCTCTGACCCGGTACCCCCCGTCCTGTAGCGGACCAGTGGTCCCGATGACCCAGTGAGTCGCGCATCCTTGGCCAGCCTCTCCCGTGCTCGCCGGTTGGCCCTGCGCTGCACCAACCTGGGTAACAGCCTGTCCAGCAGGCCCACGGCATCCTCTACCGTGCAGTACCAGAGACCCTTCCCGGGTTTCGCGGACTCGCGGCTAACGCGCACCAGCTTGCCCTGCATCGCGCCGATTACCACGTCGCGTCCTACTCCGAGGACTCGGGCCACGGCAGAGACTCTCACTAGTCCAGGCAGCGCCATCCATATAATGTAGCACTGCCGGATTCTGTCCGCATATCTTGCGCGTTGCCGATTTACGTCACGTTCTCCCGTCGAATAGTGGCGCAATTCCGAGGCTCCTCTTCGGCACGTGGCGTGCAGTAGCGGTGTCCATGGTCAGCATCCTAATCGCCCGCGGAATGGTAGTCGAGCAGTGCGCGCGGCGCGGTCACTCGGTCCTTCGGCGCCGCGGTGACCGTGACTGCCCGGTCTGCCGCGCGGAGGCAGAGGCTCGGTACGCGGCTCAACTGGCGTGGGAGCTGTTCCTCCCGGACCTAACGGAGCACGCAATGGAGATGTCCCAATGAACATGCCGCTCGAAGTCAAGCTTGCACTTGGTCGTCTGTTTCGCATGATGTCGCGTCCTGAACGGCCCGGCGATGGCGAGGATTACGCTGCGTGCCGCTCAATCATCATGGGCTCTGTGGAACCCCCGGCCGAGTATTCACCGTGTTACCAGCGGGACCGCCTGAAGGGAGCTCGTGGCGACTAACGCGCGAAGCTATCGAGATTTTCTAAGCGTTGTCCATGTAGGGAAACCCAGGATGTCTGTGTGATGCGCGCTTACATGCTCGCGCGTCGCTGGAGGGCCGCTCGGGCCGCATCCATGGTGCGTTTGGAGTGTGTGGCAATGTAGTCAACACGCGATTCCGCACACTTAGGTCCAGTTGTGTAAACGGAACCCCCGTAATAGCGGGTATTGTTTCTAAAGGGTCACATGTGGGTAGTGTTGGCCACCTCACAGGTGTTGACGGTTCGGGATGCATCTCCGGGCCTACCGGGCCGGAGAAACGCTCATCCCGCGGCCCCTTGGGCCTTGGGGACACGCATCCCGCGGCCTGCTGGGCCGCGCGGAACGGCCCTACCTCGCTGTACGTTCGCTGTCGCCTCTCCTCGCCCGGCGCTCGTAACCCTGCACAATCCCACGGTTGGGTAATGTAGTTACACGTCGTGCCACCTCGCCTCGCCGCGTCGTCGCCTTCGTAGGAGGCCCGCACAGCAATCCCGCATGAGAGTCATCCCGCACGAGTCTGTCTTGCTATCTACCCTTGGTAGTGGGTAGTGGCTTGTGATGGCTTGGTGGTAGTTCAGTGGGGCGGATTCTGCCTTCTCGCGGGCCCCTCCGAGTAGTGCTGCCCTCTAGCAGGCCTTCACAGGCCACGGTCAGCTCGAGCTCGCTCTCGGGACTCCTGCTTGGCCCACCTGGCCCGCAACTCCTCAACCCCGCGCGGCGCTACCCACTGCGGCTTGGCCTCGCCGTCTACCCAACGCATGAGCATCATCCGCGAGCACAGCTCCCTTATGCTCATGTTGCGCGTCCCTACCCACCATGCAGCGTTCCGCACACGCAGGATGCGGTCTATCGCCTCCATGAGCTTCGCCCGGGTCTGCTCTGCAGCTACGTCCGGGTGAGCTGCATCCAGCGCCTGAAGTCTCCTCTCCTCTGCCAGTAGCTGACCGTAGCGGCGGGTTCTGATTGCCTCCGCGTAGGCTATCTGCTTGGGCGTCCCGTGTAGTGGTGTATCGGGCGGCTCTCGCCCTGGTCGGCTGTGCTCACTCATCTCGTGTGCTCCTTTCGGGGCCTCCGGGTCCGGCTCTGCTCTCCGTCGTCTGCCGGTTGGCTCTGTCCGGCGAGAGCCGGACTTGCACTTGGCCTCGGGGCGTCCTGCACGCCCTGAGTATCTACCCGCGCGCGATTGTGCACCGCATTTTCTGCGCCAGTCAATATGGCAAAATGCCACGTTTTTGACTACATCATCCCACCACGGTTTTCCTGGACTTGTTGCAGCGCGTGCCCCTTTTTGCCACGTTTTTGACTACATCTGCATACAACGTAGGGGCACATCCTAATCGTGTGTAATGCGCAGCGCTCACGCAGTGCTCGTAAGCTACCTCACCAATCGCACTGCGTGAGCGCACCTCGGCAAGAAAACGCGTCAATAACAGGGCAACTGCCCCGAGAACTGCGACTCCTGTTCCTCTGCCATGCGCTCGAGCTCCCTCCTGCGCCGCTCCCCTTCCGCTTCCCCTGACTCCAGCCAAAGGGCAAGCTCGGCACTCTCATCCCAGCACAGGTCACACGAGCAGCCGTGCTCCGCGTGCCACTCGCCATTCGCCACGGCCCACACACTTCGGTCTCCCAGCATGCTCACTCTCCACAGTTGCCCGTCTGGTCCACGGACCATGGTCAGATGCTCGCCGCGCTCGCTGGTTCCCTTCTTCTGTACCGTACCCATGGCATACATCTTGCCACTGTAAGCTGCGCTACGCAAGAAGTGTCACTTCGCCCCGGGATGGTGCCGTTTCTCGTCCCATGTGATTCCGCCTACTTGCGCCGATTGGCATGGAACCAGCGCCGTAGATTGTCGCTCCCATGTTTCCAGATGTAACTTCGCCACGTGATTTCGCGTAGTTACGCGAGTCGAAGGGTTGGCATCAGGACTGCAATAGCCTCTATCCGTGGATGGCAGGTGGCAGGGAGGGGCGGGAGGCAAGGTTCTGGCGAGCCGAGAATCGGCGCCACGTACCCCGGGCCCAGTCGGATAACCCAAGACACCGGAGCAGCGTTCTTTGACAACTCAACCCTCTGGCGGCAGCGCGAAGCGCTCATGCGAGGAAGCTCCCAAGCGGAGAAGGCCACCCGGGCCGCTGACTCGAGCCCAGTAAGCACGCGACGAAACCAGAGGCAATACCAGGACCAAGCCCAATGACCGGCGAACCGCGTGAGTCGTCCGGGGCAGGCTGCAACGGTCCGTAGGCGGGAACTCGCAAGCCCGCTGCCCAAGGGGCCTAGCAAGCTGTCCTTGGGCCTTCGCTGAAGCCCGCAAGCAGATTGCGGGTTTCATGGAGGGAATCCACATGACGATCTATCCTCGCTTCGTCGGCAAGGTTTCGCTGTACCGCGTTCGCCTAAACTCCCAGGGCTACAACAGCGACGGTCGCTACTTCGGCATCGGTGACCCGGTCTATCGTGCGGACGATGAGGACTGCACCTTCGAGCACGTGCGCGCCAAGTCCCGAGCCGAGGCGGCACAGAAGCTAGGTATTTCTCAGGAGCAGCTTCGCAGGCCCACAACCAACGAAAGGCCCGTCCCATGAAACGCATCCAGATCACCGCCCTTGTCATCGCCCAGTTCATCTCGCTCGGCTACATCTACGGCGCGGAGAAGCCAGCCGTCATCAAGAAGGCGGACCTCCCAGCGCTCAAGGGCGGCAAGGTCGCCAAGAACTCCGACGGTATCCCGAGTTGCACCACGGGCCGCGCCAAGGTGCAGAGCTCGACCCTGGGCGACTGGGCGACGGCCCACAAGGACCATGCGTGCGCCGGGGTGGCCGAGGTGTACGTCTGCCGGGCCGGCAAGAACCTGTCCGTTCGTTGCGAGTAGCGACGCGCGGCTTATGTGGTGTGCAAGCCGACTGAACACCACGCAAAAAAGCGGGACGGCTCTGCGGACTGGGCGCGCGACCAAAATACATGCCTGGGCTGGCAGTCGGGTTTCGACTGTGCTCCGTGAGGGAACCATGTGAACCAGATACCCAAGGCGAAACCCGGCCACCTCCCGGCCGGGTCTGCGGACAAGCCCAACCCGCACTGATGAGCGACGGAGAGCGGAGGCGCTACCAAGGCACAAAGCGTGTCCTGATTCGACCGTAGCAAACCAAGGAGACGACGATGACCAAGACGACGACGATCGCGACCACGACTGACGGCATCCAGCTCTATCGCATCACTCGCGGAGACGCCGAGCACCTCATGATGGCCCCCGCGGTGTCCGGTGGCTTCTGCGCCGTCGCACTCGACGCGCGCAACGCGCTCGGTGACATCTACCACGACGGTCGCGATATCCTCGCGGCGCTCCCGGGGTCCCTTGCTCGCGGTCGTGCCGTCCAGGCTGACGAGCTTCCGTCTATCATTCGCGCGCTGACCACCGCGGCGAGGCGCCCCGTGAATTCTGACGACGGCAGCGAATGCTCCGCTATCGTCGCTCGCCTGCGGCGGTAGGCGCGCCCGCGCCTCGTGCGCGGCAGCTCCACCCGAACGCGAGCGGAGCTGCCGGACAGGAGGATATCCCATGGCCATCATCTGCACCGATAATAGCCCCTACGAGGTGTTCTGCATCCAATCCGTGCCCCCTGCTGGCGGACCAGTGGTAGCTGTCTCGCCGACCTACGCATGCGCGCACGGCAGTTCTCACGTCAATGTGGGCTTCTTCATGTGCCCGGCCGACGCGCGCAAGCTGGCGGCTGACCTGCTCGCGGGGGCGGACTTCGCGGATGGTAAGGGCGCATGAGGCCAGGCGACCGTACGCCAGAGGAACGGCTCGCGTTCGCGGCTATCACAAACGGCGGCGGCGTTGCCCAAATGCTCATCGTGGCCCGAACCGACGACGAGCGGAAGAAGATCGGGCGTTACGCTGATCTGGTCATCCGCTGGTACCAACGCGAGGACATCCGACGGACGACCTATGCGCGCATCATGGGGGCAGCATGAGCCGCGTTGTCCCGTTCCTGTACCGCTGTGGCCACACGGAGTGGATGGACAAGGGGAGCGAGCCGGAAAAGCGCGACCACTGCACCGACTGTGAGCGAGAGTACCAGGAGAACCGCCCGCGCCAAACACGGCTCTTCGATAACGAAAGGAAACCACCATGCAATCCGCGACTGTACGATTGACCCGCGCTCTGCTCCGCGAACACGATGCCTGCTACACCGACGCTCAGCTAGACGCGCTCGGCCTGCCTGACGGAGTTGACCTGCTGACGGTGCTACGTCGTGACGACATCCCCGCCGTTGACCGCATCTGGGTGTCAACACTGCCCGGCGCATGTGTGCCAACCGCGTTGTGGCGTTGGCAGGCGAAGCTCGTAGCGCGCGCGCTAGCCCGCGTGGAGAACACGGATCCGCGTAGCCTCGCTGTCGTCGCGTTGCTGGACCGACTCGACTCCGGTGAGGACGTTCCGCAGGCGGAACGCGACGCAGCCATGGGCGCAGCCTGGGACGCAACCTGGGACGCCAGGGAAGCAGCCATGGGCGCAGCCTGGGACGCCAGGGAAGCAGCCATGGGCGCAGCCTGGGACGCAGCCAGGGCCGCAGCCATGGGCGCAGCCAGGGCCGCAGCCTGGGACGCAGCCAGGGACGCAGCCTGGGACGCATCCAGGGCCGCAGCCTGGGACGCAGCCATGGGCGCATCCAGGGCCGCAGCCTGGGACGCAGTCTGGGCCGCCGCCAGGGCCGCCGAAGAAAAGCAGCAGATCGAGGATCTGATTGCGGTACTCACGGAGCAACCGCGATGACCATGCGACCGACGTGCGCATGCGGCGCGCCCGCCATCCTGGCCGCCGACGTCTTCCGGGAGGGCGGCACTCGGCCAGCGCGGTTGCTGCTCTGTTCTCCGCTGTGCGCGACGGTGCGACACCCTGGGACCAAGCTCGACATCTTCTTGGAAGGGCGGGATTTCGTTGCGGTACTTTCGGACATCCGCCCGTGCTGGTGCCCGAGCGCGGCTCACCCCAGCGTATCGCCCATCGCGCCGTTCTGCCCGCGGCACGGACACCGGAGGATTGCGCCGTGAAGCTGGCCGACAGACTTATGGAGCTGAGGGCCGAAGCGATGTGCTCACCAAGCCAGGGAATTTCGGCTCCGACCCTACTGCGCACAATCGACAAGCATAGGGTCACAAGCGAGTCCATCGACAGCCCGGAAGACACCGCCGTCGACTGCATCCAGATTCTCATGGCGTTGGCCAGGGAGTACGAGGAGCACATGGTGAAGCTCCACATGAGACAGGCCCCGCCGATCGTCATCACTCGAAAGGACCACGCCATGATGATAGGATGCCAACTCATGCCAGAGGGTGAGCTGCGAGACCTGGCCGAAGCTGCCGTGCTGCTCGGCCTCCGCCCCAACGAAGCGCCGACGGTACTCGGATTGACCTGCGCGCCGTTCAATGATGACGATGTGCGCGCACTCGAATCCATGATCGAAGAACACCAAGGAAAGGCCGCCCAATGCCCCTGAAGATCACTCGTGCAATCGACCCCATCCAGGTTGAAACCATCACAGCCTGCATCTACTCGGTGCCAGGCGTCGGGAAGACGTCGACGGCGTTCACGGCCGACGACGTGCTGCTGCTCGACTTCGACCGCCGCGTCCACGCCAGCCGCAACCGTGGCGACTCCGTCACCGTCCACACCTGGGCCGACGTGACGTCCATCGCCAAGGACGACCTGGTCACCTACAAGACCATCGCCGTCGATACCGTCGGGCGCGCCCTCGACGTGCTCTCTCTCTCCATCATGGACGACGACCCCCGCTTGGGCCGTGGCGGCGCGCTGACCCTGCAAGGGTTCGGGCGGCTCAAGGCCGAGTTCTTGGGCTGGCTCCGCATGATGCGGGGCTTCGGCAAGGACGTGGTCATGTTGTGCCACAGCGACGAGCAGAAGGCGGGCGACGACCTGCTCGAGCGCCTCGACGTTCAGGGGGGCAGCAAGAACGAGATCTACAAGTCGGCCGACGTGATGGGTCGACTCTACGTCCAGGGCGGGAAGCGCTGGCTCAACTTCTCCCCGACGGACACCAGCTTTGGCAAGAACCCGGCTGCCTTCCCGGCGCTCCAGGTCCCCGACTTTGCCAGGGATCCGTGCTGGCTCGCCGGTGTCATCCAGAAGACCAAGGATGCCATCAACGCCGCGACGGCCGCGCAGGCCGAGGCCGCCCAGGCCCTGGCCGAGTGGCAAGCCCTGGTCGATGCGACGGACGACGGTCCGAGCTTCGAGGCTCTGGTGGAGAGCAGCAAGACGGCACCGCCTAGCATCCGGGAGGCTTGCCAGGCCATCCTGAAGGCGCGGGTCAAGGCTGCGGGGTGGAAGTTCAACAAGGAGAGCGGGCGCATCGAGAAGGCACCCGCGGCGAAGCCGTGAAGAAGCGCCGCAACATCATTGCTCGCGCCCTGCTCGACATCGTGGCCCCGCTGTCCAGGTACGAAGGCGAGGTATCCCGCGTGTGGGTGCAAGGAGTGACACCGGAAGTCGAGCAGGCACGGATCGTTTCCATGGAACGTCGCCTGATCCACGATGTAGGCAAGATGAACAGGAAGGCTCGTAGAGCATTCGTTGCGGCCAAGAGCAGCGGAAAGGACACGGAGAAGGCTTTCCGTCTCGCCGTCGCGAAGGGCAGGATACCGTGAGGTTCTCCGTCTCAGACCTGGAAACATGGCGTCGGTACAAGGAGGACGAGGACCAGGACATCGGCGTCCTGCTGCGCCGCCTGGCCCACGTAGACCCGCCGACGCCCGCCACGCTCGCTGGCCGTGCGCTGGCCAAGTGGTTCGAAGCGGGCCATGAGGGAGAGCACGAGTCGGCCTACATGGACGGCTGGACCTTCGACTTCGCGATCGACGGCTCGCTGTCGCTCCCCAGGTGGCGCGAGCTGCCCACCGAGAAGACCTTCGCCACCCCGAGCGGCCCGGCCACCCTGTCTGGGCGCGTGGACGGTTACGACGGGTACACCGTCCGCGACCAGAAGCTGACCGAGCGCTGGGAGGCCGACCGCTACGCCGACAGCATGCAGTGGCGGGCGTACCTTTCGATGCTCGGGGCGGGCAGGTTCATGTATGACGTCTTCGAGGCCAAGATCGTCGGCTCAAAGGTACGCGTGTCCGGGTTCCAGCAGCTTGGCCTATGGCGGTACCCGGCCCTTGACCAGGACGTGGCCGCCGCGGTTGGTGAGCTGGCAGAAGTGTTCGCGAGGCACGGTGCGAAAATCGAACTGCTCAAGACGGAAGCGAGGAAACCATGATGACGGACCAGGAGATGCAGGCATCCATCGGCGAGAAGGTGCGACACGTGCTCGACGCGCTGGCGCAGGAGTGCCACAACGATGCGCAGGTGGCCATCGTGCTCGGGGCGCTCGTCGGCGTTGTCAACGGCGCTATGGGCGACGAGATGCGAGAGCTGCTCCACACCATGGTGACCCGCGGGCTGGTCGCGGGGAAGGAGGCGGCAGACCTGCGCGCCGCCACGGTGGCGAGGGCCTGACCGTGCTCGCCCAAGTCGTCATCGCCGTGGGACTGGCCGTCGGGCTGAGCGTCGGCTCGTTCATCTACGGCGTCCTTGTCGGGCGCCAGGAGCGCGACGGCGAGCTGGCGGACCTGCGACTGACCAACGCCGCGCTCGAGCGCCAGGTGGTGAAGTTGTCCAGGGTGGCCGAAAGGCTCGCCAAAGGGGAGACCGATGCAAAAGCTCGTCCTTGCAATTGACGGGTCGAACTGGGCCCACCGGGCCTGGCACACGCCGGGCAACGGACCCAACCATGCAGCCAGCGTCTTCTGCCAGATGTTGGCCAAGGCCGACCGCACCCTAGGACCGAGTCACCTCGTGGTGGCGTTCGACTACCCGGGACCGACCTGGCGCCACGAGCTGTTCTCGGCCTACAAGGCCGGGCGCGACGAAAAGGACCAGGAGCTGGTCAAGCAGCTCGCCCTCTCGTCTCAGGCAGCGCAGGCCTACGGGTGTCAGGTGTTCTCCGTCGAGGGCGTGGAAGCCGACGACGTGCTCGCGACGGTGGCCACCCGGGCGACCTGCGCTGGCGTGGAATGCATCATCGGCTCCGGCGACAAGGACATGATGCAGCTCTGCTCCGCTACCGTGAAGCAGTTAGACGCGGCGTACAACGTGGCCGGGCCTGAGCAGGTGGAGGCCAAATGGGGCGTGCCGCCCGAGAAGCTCGCCGATGTGCTTGCGCTCATGGGTGACAGCGTTGACGGTATCCCTGGCATCGACGGCATTGGGGCCGTCACAGCCGCGGAGCTCGTGGCCAAGTACGGGTCCGCCCTGGAAGCGGTGGCTCATGCCGACGAGGTTGGTGGGAAGCGCGGGGCCGCGCTGGCGGCGGGCGCCGAGATGGTGCGGCTTGGGCTCCAGCTCGTACGGCTCAAGACGGACGTGGACCTGGGCGCCAAGCTCACCGCCACCAGGCGTACGCCGGAGGCCTTCGAGGCCTTCCGGGCGAAGCTGGAACACGTGGACATCTCGCGCACGGTGACGTGCTACGGGGTGTGCGGCGGGAATCCGAAGTACCGCACCGTGCAGGGCTACTCCTGCTCTTGCTGCGGCGGCTCGGGGAAGGTCACGAGCTACAACGAGCGGGCTCTTCAGGCCAAGGAATGGGACGAGATCACACACAGGGGAAATCCGTGAGCCAGCTCGGCTTCGCCTTCGCGCCACCCACGGCGCCTACCCGCCTGGCCAGCGTACAGCCCATGCGCGGTTACCAGGAGGAGGCCGTGGCCGGCGCCCTGCGCAGCTTCGAGAAGTGGGACGACGCGCTATGGGTCATGGCCACTGGCACGGGCAAGTGCCTCGGGCGCGGAACCCCGGTATTGTTGGCAGACGGCAGAATCGTTCCCGTCGAACACGTCAGCGTGGGATGCAAGATCCAAGGACCCAATGGGCAAGTGCGCCAGGTTCTGTCAGTCACGTCCGGCGTCGGCAACCTATGGCGCGTCACCCCGGTCAAGGGTGAGCCTTGGGTCTGCAACGACGTCCATGTCCTTACCTTGGTCCACACCGAGACCGGCCGGGTGGTCGACATTCCGCTCAACGAGTACATCGGCAAGCCGAAGCATTGGAAGCATTGCCATAAGCTGTTCCGGTCCGATGTCCCGACGTCCCACGATGAGGACGAACCGCTCCCGGTCGACCCATACTTCCTAGGCCTATGGCTGGGCGACGGCTCGCTTCGCAACGGGACGATCTCTATCTGCAAGCCCGACAGAGAAGTGCTCGAGGCCTGCCAGACAGAGGCTGCCCGCTGGGGGCTTGAGGTTCGCACGCACGATATCGACAGGTGCCCACAGCATTTCCTTTGTCGCAAGGTCATGGGGCGCGGACACCGCAACCCGCTGTCCTGCGCGATCCTGGACATGGGCCTCCTCGCGTCCGATAGGTTCATCCCTATGCGCTACAAGCGCGCCAGCCCAGCGAAGCGCCTTGAGCTCCTGGCCGGACTACTCGACTCCGATGGTAGCCTGTCCTGCAATGGGTTCGATTGGATCTCCGTGTACCCGCTACTGGCGGACGCCGTGGCGTACATCTCACGCAGCGTCGGCTTGGCGGCGTACGTGACCCAGTGCCAGAAGAGCTGCCAAGGCGGGTTCACGGGGACCTACTACCGGGTCTCGATTTCTGGAGACACGCACAAGATCCCGACGCGAATCGTAAGGAAGCAGGCCGCCCCGCGAAAGCAGAAGAAGGACGTTCTTCGCACGGGGTTCTCAGTGAGGCCGATCGGTGAAGGCGAGTTCTTCGGATTCGAGCTGGACGGCGACGGTCGCTTTCTGCTCGGCGACTTCACTGTCACCCACAACACGCGATGCTTCACCGAGGTGGCCCACCTGTGGCCGCAGTGGGCGCGCACCCTCAAGGCCAAGAGCAACCGCGTGCTGGTACTAGCCGAGCGGGACGAGCTCATCGGCCAGGCCAAGCGCCGCATCGCCGCCCAGACGGGCCTGCCCGTGGGCCGCGAGCAGGCCGACAGCCGCAGCTCTGGCGAGCCCATCGTGGTGGCCAGCATCCAGACCCTGCTGCGCCCCCAGCGGCTCAACAGCTTCCGCCCGGACGAGTTCGGCCTGGTAATCTACGACGAAGTGCATCATGTTTGCGCACCGACCCGCAGAAAAATCGTGCGCTACTTCCAGGACGGAGGCTGCAAGTTCCTCGGGGTCACCGCCACCCCAGACCGCAAGGACGAGCGCGGCATGGCCAGCGTGTTCCGTTCGGAAAAGCCGGCGTTCTGCTACGAGATCGACGAGGCCATCGCGGATGGGTGGCTGGTCGAACCTCGCCCGAGGACGATTCGCGTCGAGTCCATCGACTTCTCGAAGGTGCGGAAGGTGAGGGGTGAGCTGTCGGAGGGCGAGATGGAGGCCATCATCTGCGCCGAGGAGGCGCTGCACGGCATCGCCAAGCCATGCGTTCTCGAACATCGCGGACGTGCCCTGGGTTTCTGTCCGGGCATCAACAGCTCGAAGCTGCTCGCGGACATCTGCGGGCGGTTCGCCGTCTCGTACGGGGTAGGCGACAACTCGTGGGCGCGGTGGATGGCCGGCCAAGGGGCGATGGAGCTCGACGAGCGCCGCCGGGTCATCGCTGGCCACCAGCGGGGCGACTTCACAGCGCTCTGGAACTGCCAAGTGGCCACCGAGGGCTACGACGATCCTGGGCTGGGCACGCTGTTCATGGCCCGCCCAGTCATGAGCCGCATGCTGTTCGCCCAGATGGTCGGCCGTGGCACCCGCCCGGTGTTCCCCGACGGGTTCGATAGCCTGCGCGCCACCGCGGAAGAGCGCCGCGCAGCCATCGCCAGCAGCACCAAGCCCTGGCTCCATGTGCTGGAGTTCACTGGCAATTTCGGCAAGCACGACCTGGCCTGCACCGTCGACATGATGGGGGAGAAGTACGACGAGGAGACCGTCGAGGCCGCGAAGAAGATCGTCGAGAAGGAAGGCGGCTCCCCGGGCGCCGCGCTCGAGCGCGCCCTGAAGGAAGCCGAGGCCGCGCGGCTGGCCGCCATGGCCGCCCGCGCCCGCGTGACTGCTGACGTTCGCTACCACGTCGACCCCTTCGAGTTGATGCACATGAAGGGCAAGGACGACAGCTGGGCCAAGCGCTTCTCTGGCGACCCCGCGACGGACGCCCAGATCGGCTACCTGTCCAGCTTCGGCGTTCCCCGCGAGGACGCCCGCAAGATGACCAAGGCCCAGGCCAAGCTCATGCTCACCACGTGCATCAAGCGCAAGGAGTTCGGCAAGCCCTACTTCTCGCAGGTGGCAAAGCTCCGAGCCGTGGGCATCGACGGGTTCGACCTGTCACTGAAGCAGGCGCAGGATCTGTGCTGGGAAATCCAGCAGGCCCACGGGAAACGACCGGCCGAGGAGAAGATCGCGGCAATCGTGAACCGAGGAAAGTGAGGGCTACATGGCGGTATGCTCATTGTGCGAACGCGAGATGATGGATGGCGTCTCGTGCAACTCGACCAGGTACTCCGACATGCCAGACCATGACCGGATCCCGTGGAGGCCGGATGATGAGCATCGCAGGTGCCCCGACTGTTGGTGCCCCGCCGGCGGGTTTCACCACCCGGGATGCGACACGGAGCAGTGTCCGGTTTGTGGCGACCAGGCCATCTCGTGCGAGTGCGTGTCGGCCGCTGACGGTGAGTAGCGATGTCCTCCCGCTACGGCGCCCGCCACGACCTGCCCGGCTACGACCGATTCCGCACCGGGCTCACCTACCAGGACGTCAAGCGCATGATGTGGACGAGTCTGAGGACCGGGCGGATTGGACCTACAAGCGCCGCGGCACCGTGCTGGGGCGCTGGCATCAGCTCAAGCTCGAAATGTACAACCAGGCCATCGACGCCGGAATGGACCCGTCGAGGCCGAATGAGAAGTGAGGACTCTATGGCTCTCGACCTGGCCCGCGCCGAAGTGCGCATCCGTATCTCGAACGCTGCTGACGAGCTGAGCCGCATCTCCGTGGAGCAGCTCGCCCACGTGTTCCGCCGGTTCCCCGAGCTGCTGACTAAGTGCAAGGCCGCCATCAAGGCGCAGAAGGAAGGATATGGCAAATGAGCGACCACAGTGGGACGATTCCCCCAATGCCAATCGATTGCTCGCCCTGCGGGCCGAATACCGCCAACTTGGGTGCTGCCCCCTCTGCTCTCTGTGGGCCGCCCTCGGCGACATGGATGATTCTTGGCGGGAGCGACGCGTCTGTGCCAAAGGCTGCCTTGCCACCATTACCCAGCACCGAGACGCCCGCGGAACCGTGCCGGTTCTGCGGGAGGCTTCCGGTAGCGCTGCGAAGCAAGGCCCGACCGAGCCTAGTCCGTCTGGCGTGCGAGAACCGCCGCAAGCGAGGCCGCCCGCTCCCGGGTGCGACAAGGTGCCGCGGAGCAACCCAGTACCTGGCGCCGGAGTCGGCAGTCCTCGCGTGGAACAAGCTGCAACTGCGTGGCGGGGAGGGCCAAGGCCGCCTCGACCGCGCAGGTAGCAGGTGCCGGTGCGGGCTACTGGAGCCGTGCTGGGAGTGCATCAAGCCGCTGGCGGAGTTCGCCCGCTCTGGGCGCCCATCGGGAGGGGAAGCGCTGTGAGGTTCATGGGCGTGGATGTTGCCACGATGTGCGGGTGGGCTGTGGTGGACAAGCCATCACGCGGGAAGGCGGATCTGTTCACTTTCAGCGTGTGCAACATGGGCAACGGTCTAGCCGCATGCCACGCGACCATGTTGGCGGCCAAGGCCCTGGAGTGGAAGGTTCGCCTCGTCGGCCTGGAAGAGCCATACCTCGGCGAGAACCCGAGAAGCCTCAAGGTGCTCGCGCGGCTCGTGGGCCGCTTCGAGCAGGCTTTCGGCGAGGCCGGCATCCCCACCATGCTGGTGCCTGCGCAGACCTGGCAGACCGCGGTGCTGGGGCGCTTCGGTGGCATGAAGCGCGAGGAGCGCAAGAAGGCATGCCGCATCTGGGCCAAGGCGATGTTCGGTCTGGATCTGGACGAGGACGCGGCGGACGCGGCGGGGCTGGCGTACCACCTTGCGACGAGGCGACCATGACGAAGGCTGACCGCGAGGCGCTGCGGAAGCGCTTCGACATGACCGTGCCGGTGCGATCCAGGTTCGGCGTCAAGTTCGGACCATGCACCGACTACGTTGAGAAGGCGTCGGTGCTCAGGTTCGCCGAGAGAGAGCGACCGCGCCGTCCGCCTGGAGCGGAAGCGGATACTCGACGAGGTACGACGTGAGATGCGCGAACAACTTGAACAGGGGATTGGATCATGACAACCGAGACGAAGACCGAGACGATGAGCGACGAGGCGATGGCGTGGGAACTGAGCGACGCGCATCACAGGATTGTGTGCTGCGAGACGGGTCACCTCAACCCGTTTGGCATGTGGGACCCGCGTGACCGCGCCCGTGCGATGGAGTTCCTAGCCAAGGCCCGCGCACTGCTCGTCCCCGCCGCAGAGGCGAGCGCCTACGAGCGCGCTGCCGGCGTCGTGAATAGGCTTCTGGCCGAGGCGACAACCGAGGACGCGCGGGCAGAGCTGGCGACGGCGATCGAACGAATCGAGGCGCTGCGCGACGGGTGCGGGGCGGCGCCAAAGCAGACCACCGGCGTGATCCCGGCGTCTCTGGTCGGCAAGATGCCGCACCTTGAGATGCGCGTCCGGGGCAACTGCGGAGGCGAGGCTATCATGTTGGCGGCGTGGAAGGACTGTCAGGACGCCGAGGCGCGCGGGAGGTGGGAGGCGTTCAAACAAACCGCATCATGTCTGTTCAAGATGTGGTCCGCGTGCAGCGACGCGAGCGGCAGCGCTGAGCTGTATAGCGCACTTACGTGGGCCGAGCAGCAGCGCGACTCCTGCGGCCCCGGCGTGAAGGCGGAAGCGCCCGCTCCATCTGGCTGTCTGGCGTGCTGTCAACCGGACTTCGGGTTAGATCCGCCGAGTGTGCCGCATATCTCTGGGTGTCCGAAGGCGGAAGCGCAGCCGGCCGAGCAGCGGTGCCCGCTCTGCGGTAAGCTCGACCATGAGGACGGCGGTTGCAACGTCGACGAGCAGGCAGAGCGCGACGTGCACACCGAGCACTGCTGCAAGAGCCACGGCGCGCAGCCGGCGGCAAGCGAAGGCTACGACTGGGCGGAGCGCGCAGCGCTGCTCGGGGCGAAGGTTGCACGCCTGACCCGCGACCTGGAATGCACCGCACGTCAACTCGCCGAAGATCAACAGCGAGTCGGCGATCTAACTGAGCAGGTTGCGCGCCTGACCCGCGAGCGCGACGAGGCTCGGTTGGCGCAGACGAAAACCAAGGCTCATCTCGAAACGGCTCTGCGAGAGGTGCTGGGCAGTGACGAAGTGTACCCGGTGGCGGAGACTACCGTCCGCGTCTTCCGCGAGCAGCGCAAGCAGCTCGACGAGCAGGCGGCCGAGATCGCGCGGCTCAAGGAGCAGCTTGCCATCGTAAAAACGCCGGTCGAGGGCATCTGGCGCTGGCAGGGCGACGACTTGGACATGCCGGAATCGCTCACGTGCCCCGTGGTCATGAGCGTCGAGATATTGCGCGGCCTGCTGGCGAAGGAAGTGCCCGCCCCGCAAGCGCCGCCCGCCGAGGCGACGATGCCGAGGCTGGTAGCAGCGGTCAGCGCCCGCGCGCTCGAACCAGCAGGGCTGATGCTTGGCGAACTCGAAGCAGCTGCCCGCGCCGACATGGCAGACGCCGTGAAGGCTGCCGTAGAGACGTGCGCCAAAGGGTTCGCGGTGTTGCAGGAGCGGGCCGCACTGGAGCTCAAGCAGATGCGCGAGGTCATCGTCGGGCACGAAGCGGCGAAGCCGGAAGACGCTGAACAGAAGAACGAAGGAGGAAAGTGATGCCCGAACGAATGCTGAACGCGTGGACGATCCGAGGCTGGTCCGTCGTGGCCGTGGCGATGGTGCTGGCGATCATCGCCGTCGCGTGGAATGCCCGTGTGCTCGCTTCGTGTCGAAGAAGCGCCCCGCGCGCAAGCCGGCGGCGAAGAAGCGTCCGTTCCGTCGGTGGAGTTACGTCGACCACGATACGTCACCATCTTTGGCGTACTTCGACGGCGACGTTACGACCAACCTGTGGGTGGTTCCGATCCAAATTCGGCGAAGTGACTGGGAGAGGGTAGCGATCGCACTCAACCGCGCCAACGTCGTGCTGCCTGGGAGGGTGCGGAGATGAAGAAGCTTGCAGGACTGTTCTTCGACAACTCTCGGATTCGCATGTGCGACACGGGAGGTCGGTTGCAGCGCACGGTTCACTTCATCGAGCTGCTTTTTGAGCCGCGCGATCTGTGGGTGGGGCTCTACATCGCGGGCGACGCTTTCTACCTGTGCCTAGTACCGACGATCGTCTTGAAGATTCATCGGGGACCATGGAAGGCGGTGCGGCGGTGAAGAAGCAACCGCGTATGTGCGCCAACGGCTGCCCGCGACCAGTTGCCGGCGACCACGTGTGCATCTGCCAAGAGTGCGTCGACAAGATCACGCGCAACCTAGAAGATGCGCTGGAGTACGGACGCAAGCAGGTGCGGCGGTGACGTCCTACCGAAAGATCGATCGCGAGCGCATCCGGCCCGGCATGCTGGCGCTCGCCGAGATGGAGCTCTCCGGGCAGCGCGGGCAGCGGCTCTGGTGCGCCGTCCAGGTGATCGACGTTTGGCCAGGGCGAGTCGAGGTGACGCCACTCGGGTCCGTGGTGGCGGGCGGGAACGAGTCGGTCATCTTGCGAGACACCGGCGACGGCGTCCAGCTGTACGAAGCGGAGGCGCGGCGGTGAAAGCTGGCGTGTGCGCCGAATGCGATGGGCTCGGCATTGTCGACCTTGAAGACGGCGGACCGGACGCTGATATCGTGACATGCAGAAAGTGCGGCGGCCGCGGGTTCATCTCATCCAAGGACGTCCAGAGAAATCAGGCGTACATGTCGCGACGCTGGACCGGCAAGAAGCGTAGGCGGTTCATAGAACTGTTCCGTCGTGAAATGCGCGAGGTGCGGCGGTGACGGTGCGGGAGGCGCGGGAGAAGCTGGAGCTGCAGATCGCTACCCTCTCGGCGACAACGGCAGCATACCAGGCGATGAACACGCCACTGCAGAACGTGACGAAAGAGCGGGAGGCAGCTACCGCCGCCATCGACGCGCTCGTGGTGGCCGTGCTGGCGGAGGTGGTTGAGCCTGCGCTGGTGCCACTCAAAGCAATCCCGGAGAGGCATCGGCGCGACGACGGTGCGGGGTGCGGCTGCGGCGGGTGCATGCTAGCGCGCGACGCGATCGCGCTACTCAAGAAAGCGAGGAACGGACGATGAGCGCGATGCGCGAGCGTTGGGTCGAGTTCATGCGGCTGCGCGGGTTCACCGGCAACGTGCTGGCCCAGGATGCGGTCAAGGCTGCGATAGCCTTCGCGGAGGACGAGGTCCGCCTTGCGCTGCAACCTCGCGAACAGGCGCCGGGGCTGGCGGAGGCGGAACGCGCGATACGGAACACCAAGCTGTCGGCGTACGAGGTTACACAGTGCGAACGCAAGGCCATCGCCGACGAGCTGGACCGGCTTAGGGCCGCGCTGGCGAGGCTGCGGGGAATCGAGGAGCGAATGGCGAAGATCGCTGCCGCGTACGTGCGATGGCACGACGACAACGACTGCGGCGGCGAGTCGGCCATGAGCGATATCGGCGACGTTCTGGAATGGGCTGACGTCCGGAAGCTGGGCGGTGAGCCGTGACGCTTGTCCAGTCGATGATGGCGAGGCTCAAAGCCCTGCAGGCCGAGAACGACGACCTGAGACGTCAGCTCGAAGAACACAAGACCGAGTCGGCCGCGCTCGATGTGGAGTTGTCCGAATCCGTGACCGACCTGAGACGTCAGCTCGCAGAGGCGCGCAAAGGCCGCTGCTACGACTGCGGTGGAGTCGGCTGCGACGGTGCCGGCGACGCAGGAACGCAGACGCTGAAGCTCAAGAATCGCGTCCACGAGCTGGAGGTGAAGCTCGAAGAGGCCGAGCACGAGCGAGCGGAGGCCCGGGGCGAGGCGCAGCGGACGGTGTACGTCGCCGCTGACTCCGCAGGCGACGCCGTGAAGAGCGCTCCGTGGTGGCCCACCGAGGAACTCGCAACTATGGTCAAGGGAGTCGTGGGAGAGCACGTGTACGCCGTCACGCTGACGGCGCGGAAGGTGAGGCCATAGCCAACGAGGACCGAGACTACCTGTCCTGGCTGCGCATGCGCAAGTGCTGTGCGCCTGGCCCGCCCCACTGGGGCGGCGACCCACATCACCCGCGCCACGACGAGAATGGCCCGGTGGGCATGGGCCTTCGAGCTCACGACCACCGGGCCATTTCCCTGTGCCGTCGTCACCACCAGGACATCGAGCAGCGTCTCGGCCCGTTCGCCGGCTGGACACGCGAGCAGGTCCGCCTTTGGCATGACCAACAGGCGGACCGCTTGAGGGCTATCTATGCCGCGGAACTGGAGTCGGATTTTCCTCGGTGACGTTTTTTGGCTCCACCTCTCCCATATCCGAATCTGCTGACTTTAATCGCCTTTAGTTCCAATCGTGCGACGGAACTCCAATGATAGTGAAACACTGTTCCTTCGGTCATCTGGACGCGCAGTCCATCCGGCTCGTGTACCTGGTAGCCGTCTACTCCAGCATGGCGTTGGCAGTCTCCGCAGCGGAACCACAACGTCAACTGCAACGTCACGACGCCGCCGCCTTCCGCTTGATCACCTGCGACTTCGGCACCAGGCCGAGCTCGCGCTCGCCGGACACCAGGAACACGTCGCGCTCGGTTGCGACCTCGATGGTCAGGTTCTCGAGCACGGCGGCAGGGTAGTGCGCGAGAAAGCGCTTAAACGCGGCCTCGTTCAGGGAGACCTCAGCCCCGGGTCGCATCCAGGCGTCGCGCCGGCTGCGTGGGGTGACCTTGACGACGACTCCGGCTGCATTCATGGCCGCGAGGCGGGTGCCGAACCACTCCCAGGCTACGCGGAGTTCGCCGACGTGGGCATCGAACTCCGCTTGCCACCCGTCACCGACCACCCACGACTCCAGCCTGGTAAGGTACGTCTGGATGTCGCGGTCCAGGTTGCCGTAGCGCTCGATGGCCACGTCCAGGGTTGGGCGGGGCGGGAGCTTCGAGACCTGCTCCTCGGCGGAAGGGGTGCCGGGAAGGCCGGCGGGCCCATGGGCGAATAGCCCCGTGCTGGCCTGCTCGGCAGCGTCGGTAGCGATTGCCGTCATGACGTTGACGGCGTCCAGCGCCAGCGGTTCCGTGCGCACATCTACACCGGCTACCTCCGCCGGCCCGGCCGCGAACCGCCAGCTACTCCGCAGGTCCGCCATGGTGTACTTGACGCCGCTCTCCGCCACGAAGCCGTCCTCCGTGACCGTCGCCACCTTGCCCGGCTTCCACTCCATCCCATCGCATCCGTAGAACTCCTCGATTGCCGCGCCTTCCTGTACCAATTCGACTCGTTTTCTTGCCATTCGCTCACTCCTTTGTGCGGTTTCCCGTGACGTTGCTATCGCACGGTATCGCAACGCTGGAGAGCGGTCAATTTGTATCGGACGGCGGCGGCTCCCTTTCCACCTCTGCCGCGGTTGCAGTGGAGATGATGCTCGGGACCATGGCCGGCTGCCTAGCCACCGTCCTGCCGGCGAGTTCCTCGCGCACCACGTCGCGCACGGTCTCGCGGATGATAGCGCGTCCTGCCATCAGCCAGCCGAACTGGACCACCAGGGCGGCGCCTATGCCGGCGGCGATCCAGAGGCGCCACTTCCGGATGGCCCTGGTAGCGTCGCAGTCTCCGCGGTGACTGGCCAGCTTCCGGTTGAGCTCGCGTTTCACGTAGGCAACGGATGCCGGCTCTTCCGCCTCCTTGGCAAGAACTACCGGTGTTGTCTCGGGCTCACTGCTGTTCTGCTCTTGCTCGTCGAAGTCTGCGATTTTCATGGAGCTACTCCTCGGCCCGGATGGGCCGTGCTACGAGTGAATTACAGACGCGCCAAGTCGGCGCGCAAGGCCTCCAGGTCGAGTCCGCACGGCGCCGGCCTGTCGGCCATCAGGACCGCATAGGCCTCGTCGCACTGGCGCTGGACGAACAGGGACCGCATCGGGCGACGCTGACCCCACGTGTTACACACCAAGATCTCTGGCGAATAGGCATGCACGAATACGGCGTGGCCGCCGGCAAGCTGGCCACCGGTGGCGGTCCAGATATCCTCTCCCCAGATGGTCTCTGGCAGCTGGAGACCGAGCAGGACACCGCCGAACAGCGCAGCCGCCAGCGGTATCTGCTCGATGCTCACTGAAACGAAGGCCTCGCACCGGTGGCCGCATATCCCATCGTTGCGCCACTGCTTGAGCACGTCGAGCATGTACGCGCCGCGGTCGGTCTCCGGTTTGGCCGGGTCGTAGCCGGTGCCGGCAGAGTAGGCGGCCAGGATGCCAGCCGCGGTGACAGGCGACGGAAGGCCCACGAGCTGCGACGCCAGCGTGATGGCGTGTCCGGGGGCCGCGTATGCACAGTCGCCCGCTTCGACGTTGCCCAGCGGGTCGGCGTCGTAGCGGCTCATGCCATACGTCCAGTCGCGAGCGGCGGGAACCATGGGGAACTCCTCGCCGACGAGGTATGATTCCAGGCGCAGGGTGCGACCGTCCGCCTTCGCAGGTAGCTTGCCAAGCCTCGGCGTCATCGGTAGCCCAACCTCTCTGCCTGAATCCAGGCCCTGGCCGCGTTGTCGATTGCCGTGCTGTCGGCGCCCACGTGGCCGCTCAGCACGCGGCGGTTCTCGATGTCGCCAAGATCGCGCACCACGCACGCGATCGTGTCCACGCGGTGCTGGCCCGTCAGATCGACCAGGCACGACGCCACAGTCTCGCCGACGAGGCACCCGCGCACGGATGACTCAGCCTGCGGAGACTCGCCCACGACCTCGGGGAGCGAGCAGTCGACGACGGCGCCGGTGAAGGCGTCGGGCGTCGGGCCCGGCGGGTCGGGCACCGGGGTGGGGCCGGTGCCGCAGGAGATATGGCAGGCGGCAAACAACACCGCCACCCAGAACAGTGCGCGCTTCATGGCGCCCTCCCCGCGTAGGTCGGCGTGCCCCCAAAGTCGGCCCCCACGCCGAAGACGAGCGACCACGCCCGCAGCGTGCCCACGGACTGCTCGGCAATCGAGTAGGCCGCGCCAAGGCGCAGGTAGTTGGCGAAGCTCGCGATGACCGCCGGTTTCGCGCTGTTCGGCTGCCCACCGCCGACCGAGAACGCCAGGTAGCCAGCGAGCCCCACCGCATACCAGCGGTCGGGCGCGTAGGTCAGCCCGTAGCCGAGGCCGGGAGACACGCCGCCCGCGAACTTCTGCGTCGCCAAGTCGAACGTGCCCAGCGTGACGGTGGCCGACGGTCCGGCGCAGAGCTGGCCCCCGGCGAAGCAGCCGCCGAACTGCGAGTCAGCAGCCCGCGCGTGGCCGGCTGCGAACATGGCCAGGAGAAGCAGCAAAGCGCCCGTCTGCGCCGATCCGAGCGCCTTCTGGAGCTTCGTCAGCACGGCGATGGCCACGGCCACGACCGCGCCGGCCTTCGCCCCCATGCTCGACTGTGCGAGCACGAAGGTCAGTACCGGCACGAGCACCGCGGAGACGCCCAGGACCACATGAGCGATTTCCCCCCGCTTGCTCGGCTCGAAGGCCAGCGCCAGCACCGCCGCGAACGACAGCGCGATCTTGGACGCCAGGTCCGTCTGGGCATCCCCCCAGATGGTCAGCACCGGTACGGCGATCACGGTCAGTAGCTGGAAGAGGTGTCGAATTCGCTCTTTGGACATGGGGTACTCCTTTCGCGACTACGTGCCGTTGTCAGCGTCTTCGGCCAGATCTTGCAGCGCCATTCCGCACAGAATCGCGAGCGCCTTGTCACGATCTGCGGCGTTCGCCGTGCTGTCTCGAAACTTCTGCTTGAGCGAGCGCAGCTTGTTGCGTCTCCGATTCTCCTTCAGATCTTGCGCAGCACGGGCCGCCTCGATCGCCGCCTGTTCGGGAGAAACGTCGGGCAGGACTCCCTCGATGAGTGCCCCGGTGCCAAGATTGACGGACATGTGTCTTCCGCGAGCCATTAGAGCCTCCGAGCCAAGTAGGTTGACGTCGCCGCAATATTGTTGGTCACCGTGTTCTCGACGCCGAAGGACACGATTTCGGCCGTGCTCCGAATGGTGATTGACCACTCCGCAACTTGCCACAGTGGGGTTGCGGGATTCGCGAGCCCGGCCATCGTGCATTTTGCGATACGACCTGGCCCGGAAATCGGCGATTCGAGGCGCCAGATACAGAGCCAATCGGAACCTGCGGCTCCCGACGTTGCATTGACATTCACAGTCGGCGGCGCCGCATCTCCGTAGTTCGTCGGCGCCACGGCGTTTTGGCCATACCAGCCGGTCCGATTGAGGTCAGTCGTCACGCCGTTTAGCCGCGGGGTGAACGTGGCCGAGTCTCCCCCAACGGTGGTTCCACGCAAGACCACCACGATTCCGTCGCTCGGAGCGGTATCAAGCGCGAGCCCCGTCACGTCGAACGCCGTGCAGGCTGACACGAACGTCCCGCTGACTCTCTTGGCTTCGCGCGCAGCTACCGTCGCCAGATCTGTCTGCATGGCAACGGTCTGCAATACGCCGTTGATCGTCGGCGTCGTGATAGTCGGCGATTCGAGCGCGGACGGCGGTGCTTCGATGAATGACATGGCGACCTCCTGCTACCTCGTGAGCGAGCCGGAATCGGCCGTGATGTTGACGTACCAGGCCGACGGGCCCGTGGCGCCCGCCGTGAGAGTGATCTTCACATGCTGCGCGGAACCCACGTAGATCTTGACGGTGGTGTCGCCGGTAGGAATCTGCACTCCCAGCACGGCGCCGAAGTCATCCTCGCGCCAGTTCAGCCCGCGGTCGACGCTCTTGTAGCCCTTCAGGCCGGCGGTCGCGCTCGCCTGGTCCAGGTTGGTGAAGTCGATGGTGACGAACCGGATGCAGCTCGCCTGGAGGCCAGCCGGGAAGGTCACGGTCGAGTCGAACAGCGTCACCGTGGCGTTGTTGCCTGGAGCCGCTGGGGCACCGAGTCTGATGGGGAAGTTCATTGGCGGTTCTCCTTGCTCAAGAGCTGTTCTCCGATTGTAGCGCGTAGACGTTGCCCGCGGGCGCCGTTGATGAGTTCCTTCACCTGATCCCGTGGCTCTCGCCGCTTTAGGGTCAGCGTGTAGTCGAGCGATCCCGGGATGGCCGCACCGGGCAGCGAGAATCCGGGGACGGCAGCGGCCGGCGGCGTGAGCGCGAGCCTAGAAGCGACCGGGATCTTGATGGAGTCCATGATGCCGAGCCCTTCGGCTGCGGCCATGGCCATGTGATGCGGCGACGGCGATGTCACCCCGGCCGCGCCCCACGCCAGCGGGCGGAGCAGTTTTCTGTTCCCGGTGAACCTGGCAGCCTCCTGGGCGAACTTGTCCTGGACGAGCTCGTCGCCGGCCCGTTGCGACCTTTCGACGGCCTGCCCGGCGCGGCCCTCGAGGCGGGCCTTCTCGGCGGCGATCTCGCGCCCCTCGGCCTCCCTGCGAGTCGCCGCGGCCTCCTCGGCCTGACGGCGCATCCCCGCAGCTCGTTGGTCGAGCGCACGGTTACTCGCCGTCATCCTGTCCAGAGGCTCCCCGAAGCCGGCCTCTTCCATGGCCGGGCGGTCGGGGGCTCGGATTGCCTCGTCCGGCGACGGACGCCCAACGCCCATCAGCCGGCGTCGGCCGGCGAGCTGCTCGGCCGGGCTGACCCTCTGCGGGGTGAAGGGGGCATCCACCTCTGGCGCGTCCACCGCGTCCCGTGCCCCCTCGATGCCCTGCTTGTGCATGTCCTCGGAGCCGTAGAAGCGCTGACGAGCGTCCTCCAGGGTCTTCGTTCCCGCCTTCCACCGGTCCAGCGCCTCGGCCGCGGTCGTATTCTGCTCGTAGAGGTGTTTGCGGACGGCGCCGATCATCTGCTTGGCCGGGAACGACTCCTCGGGCGAACCGCTGTCCGCCTTGGACTTGAGGAACTTGATGAAGTTCCGCACCCCCTTGACCGTGGCGGGCTGGCCGGCTGGCAGGTAGCTGAGCGCCTCAACCTCGAGCGCTCGGAGCTTCTTGCCGTATGGGGTATGAGCCTCGGCCGAGCCGGTCGGGCCCACCGTCTCCGTTCTCATGATGGGAACAGGGTTCTTGTCCCCTGTCACGAGCCCGGTATCAACCTCCCTCGTGGTAGTCGCGCCACCGCTTCCTGGGCGCGCTTCGTTGGCCACGATGGACCGGATGTCCTTGTGGATCCCAGTGACGTCGATGGGCGCATCATTAACCGCGTCCAGCGACCTGGCCAGCCGGTTGTTGGTGGCGATGCGCAGCTCGGTGAACCGCGCGTCAAAGTCCGGCTCGATGGAGGCCGCCGTTCTCCCGCGCTCCATCTCGACTTCGCCCAGGCCGCGCTCGAGCTGCTCGTCATTCCTGGAAAGGTCTTCGCGGGTCCGCGCCTTGATGGGAGGCTCGGCCGCCTGCATCCCACGCTGCGTCTCCGCCTTGACGACCCCGCGGACGTACTCGACGCCCTTGTCGGCCGCCTGCTTCGCCTGCTGTACTCCGATGTTCCCGCGCGGAAAGTCCTGCTCGAGCTGGGCGTTGCGCCCCGAGCGCTGGTTGGTAGCCCAGCGGGTCGCCGTTATCCCGGTCTCCGTCTTCGGGTTCGTGGCCCAGGCTCGCGCCCCGGTGCGGGCGGCGTTGGGCAGAGCACCAGCACCGCCCATGACCACGGACGGGAGGACCTCTCCGGCGGGGTCGAGAGGCTCGACCGCTTGATTCTTGTCGACGGCCGCCGGGAAGCGCCTGATACCGGCGTCCGCGAGCGCTACTTCTCCGCCGGTCATGGCGCCGGCGAGCACCTTGGTGCGCCCGGCCCCCGGGGGCAGGAGTTGGCCGAACTTCCCGAGCATGGCCTCGTTCCCGCGGAACAGCGTTCCCATGGGACGCATGGCGGTGGCGCCGCCTGGAACGCCGCCTGGAACAGCGGCCACGAGCATGCCTGTCGCCTTGGACAAGAACGGGTCCGGCGACGACTCGATGTACTGCGCGGAATCGCCCGTCTGCGGCAGAAGGCCCCGCTCGCCTTCCTTCGACGTCATGGAGCCGAGCGCCTCGACAGCGGGCAGCACCGGGCCAGTAGCGCCGAGAGCGGTGATCCCGGCCGCGCCGAGGTGGTGCCCAAGGGCGGAACCGTAGCCCTTGCGCCCGACCGAGTAGTCATCCTGCGCCTGGCTCTCCAGGGCAGCGGCGGCCTCTTTCCCGCGGCCTGGGGCGACCGAGATTTGCCCAGCGGCCTCCTCCTCCGGCGTCTTCGGCCTGATGCGGTCGCCGGCATGCTCGTAGAGCTCGGCCTTGTTGTAATCCTTCGCCTGGCGCATGCCGGCCAGGTCGCTCTCGACGCCAGCGCGGGCGAGGTTGCGGAGCGTCGCCGCGTACTGGCGCTCCTTGCCCTCGAAGAACGCTTTGGTCTGTGGCGACGCTGTCTCCCAATCGGGATCTTTCCTCATCTGGGCAATGAGGCCCAGTTGCTGCTCAGCCTTTTCCTTGGGGTTCAACGCATCCCCTCGTTCTGCATGAACTTCTTGGCCAGATCGTCAATTCTGTTGCCTCCGGTGGCGGGCGACTGGCTTGGGGTGGCCCCCGCCTGCCCGGGATTGTAGTCCGGGATGAGCGGCGTTTCCGCGAACCACTGACGAGGCTTCCCGCCGATGAATCGCATCTTCGCGTTGATCTTGTCCTGCACCCTCTCCTTGAACGGAACGCTGGTGGTCTTGAAGCCCTCGATCTGCGCCTCCATGTTCTTGACGGCGGTCTTCTCCAGTACGGCGACGGACTGCCGAATCGCCTGCTCCAGGCCGGCCCGCTGGGCCGCCGGGAGCTTTCCCAGGCTCTCGCCGAAGGCTGCGGCGTCCTGCTC